GTTCCCTTCTTAGGGGCAAACTCAATAGGTTTGTGTTCAAATATTAACTCTCCACCTGCGTATCCATCATTTAGGTATAGTACAACACCAAGGGTGATCCATCTAGATTCGTAATCACATTCTGGGTGGTTTTCGTAGTGATACCCTAAAGCCAATGGAGATGAGTCGGTAGGGCTATATTTTTGCAACATGGATATCTTTCTTAGTTTTTGATCTTTATTGTTTGTTACAATAGAAACTTTATCCTCGACGAGTTTTTTAAATTTATTAATCGCCTCTTCTGACTCAAATATAGAAAATGATATCTTTTCATGATGATCTTGTCTTCTGAGAGTCCAAGATCCGACATTAGCAAGAACCTCTTCTATGTCAGTATCTGATATAAAATTTTCTATGTAAAAGATATTTTCTTCTAAGTAGATTTTGTTGAAATTTTCCATGTTGATTTAATTATACCATCATTTGGTCTGTATGGTAGACTATGATTATGAAACGAAATAAGCACCCCAATCAGCAATATAGCACAGATATTAGAACATGTTCTGGAAGTGCCAATGTTGGTGATGATGGTCAGGTAGTTCAGGTTGGTGGTGGTGGTCATACAGGCCAATGGGGTAAAATAGGGTTTTGTCCATGCGGTGAATATGTTGCACATCAATCAAATAAGCCTTGCAATGTTATTGAAACTGCTAACGACAAACAGTATTTGCCTAAACCAGAAGATTGCACATGCAAAACAGAGCCGTGCCCTTGCGGTCATTTTGTGTCACATGGAGTTTTTGAGGTTTGTACTGCCCTTATATCTGGGGGCAACAATTAGCGCACCAAATCTTGGTCCTTCGCCTTTTACTGCGTGAGTTATTTTTTTAGATACATATAGAAGATCTCCTGGGTTTAGTGTTACCTCTATTTCTCCTCCAAGTGTCCAAAAAGAATTTCCCAAAATTTGAATATATGCTGTATCGAATACATCTTTGTGAGATTGCATGCCTTGATAGTCTAAAGATAAAACAGGTCCATCTAGATGCCATAAACCAGAGCAATCACAATATCCTGAATACCAATCGTCATTGAACGAACAATTTTCAAAAAACTCTGAGTTAGAATCTTTATTTATATTTTCACAAAAAGTTTTTAGGTCTGGTATTTCTTTAAATATTTTACGGTTTTTAATCTTAAACCACAGAACGCCAGGACTATGCTGAGATTTGTCAGAATTTTTATACAAAAGAGTAAGCGCTGTCTCCCAATCTGTATTTATCTTAAAATAGTTTTTTACAAGTTTGTATGGAGATTCATTGAAAACTTCTAATGTTGTCATAATTTTCTTTCAACTCCTCAAATATTCGTTTTGCCAAGTCGTGAGACTCTTTTTCTTTGTGCTTTGTCTTAAGATAGGGAGATATGATCTTGGCTATCTTGTCTAGCATTTCTTGATCCATATACAAAAATATTATAGCACTGTATTATTCTTCAAAAGAGGATTGTTGCTCGAATAGTTTATCTTCGCAGTTCGGGCATAAAGTCTTGGTATCGTAATCTTTTTCAAATACGACTCCGCACTTGTAGCATAGTATTCTAATCATAATAATCCCATTGTATCATAGTTATCCACAGGTTTATCCACAGGTTCAAATTTCGGCGGTATGTAAAGTTCGGCGGAAAATAGAATAACAAACTTTCATATGCTCTATAAGAGCACTATCGGTTAGTATCGTCTATAGTGCCTATATCAGGGATAGGGGTTTGCTAAGGTCTAGGAGATGGCAGTTATCTATGGCCACCTCTATAAACCTTTCATTTCTGGTATAGATGGTGTCCTTTACCACTATAGGGCATTTGGCCAATACACTGCCTTTTACCCAATAGGCATGGGTTCTCTCATGGTTTAGAATGAAGAATACGGTTTGGTCGGAATCCTTGACAAATTTAAGTTTACGGCCAGGAAAGTGTAAGGTTTTATATTGGAACATATGGCCTTTCCAGTTATGCTTAACCTCAACTTCAAGTTCATAGTCTTTGTTGGTTTTAAGGTGTTTGGCCAATAGGTCTATGCCGTAGTCATCTGAATTGATCCCCGCCGAAAATCCATTAGCCTCTAGATAATCTATTACAAGTATCTTGGCATCATCGTTATCGGCGTATAGTTTAGGACTGAATGGTTTGTTCATATATCAATTATATCTGGTTTGGATGGTTTGTCAAGTATGTTATCCACAGGTTTATCCACAGAAAAATGTTACTGATGATATTATTAGATAGGGTTAAAGTGGAGGATTGTGGAGGATAGTGGAGTAGGGAACCCTTTACCATATGGCGTTCGTAATGTCAAATCGAAAAACCTTCATATCCCAAACCTTCAAACCTTTGTACCACATATGCCCGATATTGTCAAACCATCATATCCTGATATAAGGTTTGGGCATTATACATGCAAAATAGTGGTTTGTCAAGTGTCTTATATGCATGAAATTGCCCATAAAAATCTACCAAAACCAGGGGAAAATTTGCCAATATCGTAATGTTTTTTAACAAAACTTTATAAAATATATAGGAAACCAGGAGAAAAGGTTTGTTATTCTATAGGGGGTAGTTTGGTTACTCTTTATCCCCCGCATTTTCGAGCGGGGTAGGATAGGGAGCGGGCCCGCCCGCAAGATCTGCGTTTTTGGCGGGGGATCTAAAGAAAGGAAAGAAACCCTTAAGGGTAACAATAGAATACAACATACCTGTTAGAGTATTCATGTCTTCAGTGAATTGATCGTAATCTCTTTTAGAGTCATGCCTATGAGATCTCTGGCTATAAAGGTTTGCAAAGTGTCTTGGCATAATACAATTATACACCTATTTGACAAACCAGGATATCCATGGTATAAGGTTTGGGGATATAAAGGTTTGGATCGTAATCTTTCAGTGGGGGCTACGGTTTAGGGGTTCGTAATGCCTTTTCGTAATAAGGTTTGAAGGTTTGACAAACAGATAAAAGTATGGCACGGGCGATTTTACGCCTCCTCCTCCAGAAGATCGGTGATGTCTTCAAACCCTGTATCCTCAACACCCAGTCCCTCTAGCAATAAGAACCAGGACTCGTTGATATACTGCTCTAGTGTAGGAGTACTATTAATTATCCCCTCGGCAAATGCAAAGGCAAGCGGCAGCCCCAAGTCGTTGTACTCAAAGAAATCTGCTAACTCATCATCTGATTTATAGTTTAACCAGAGTTGTCCCAATATAAGGGCCTTGTTCTCAAAAGTTGTTTCTGGCATAGTTGGTGCCCTCCTTGGTTTCCTTGGCTGCTTCTGCTATTACCTGTAAACGATTATACACCACATAAGGCTGTGACTGTGCCATATACTGACCTACTAGTTCTAAGTCTACTCTGAGGTCAGCAATCTCATTGCCAATCTTCTTAGCAACTTTTTCTTCTTCAGTTAGTATTCGTCTGATACGCATAGTCCTCCTCCATTATCATTGTACCAAAAGTTGGTGGAAAGGGCAACCCCACGCTGCCCCCTCCACCCAAGATCCAGGTGACCCAACCTAGACCTTCGCAATTAAACCTGTGTGGTAGTGAATGAAGTCCTCGATATTGTGCCAGTCTTCACCGCTGCCTACTGTCATATCAGTTAAATCAATTGTGATTGGATGGTCCAAGAATCCCTGGTCTGAGGGGTCCATGGCTGTAATACCATAACCTGTCTCATCCAGAATGGAATCCTTGATGATGTAACTAATGGCCATACGAGTCGCATAGGCTGTGTCACCCATTTGAATGCGTGGCATTGCATGCTGCAGGGCTGCTGCCAGGAGTTCATGCATATGGTCTTCGTCCCAGTGGCTGTACAACGTAACTGCTAGGTCCTCTGATTGTTTAAAAACGAAATTACAGCGGGCTCCCATTATTTCTTTACCTCTCCTGTGTATCCAGTTAGGCCACCTGATAGTGCACCTAGGCACCAGATTACAAATAGTACTACTAGAATGATTTCCATTAATTACTCCTCATCACTAACAAATTCAATAACAATACGAGCAACTCTGCCGTCATCATTGAATTCAGCATAAACAGGGTAGACGCCGTCGCCGTAGCCTGTGTTGAATACTACTGACCTACCGTTGCCTAATACTCCAGCAGAACTATCAATAGTGGTGGCACTAGCACCTTGATAGGAGTATTGGCCTATCTTGCCTGCCAAGTCCCACTCCTCATCACGATTAGTTTTCCACTCATCAAGATAGCAGGGGTCACCTACCATTGCTTGTCCACTGTCGACACCGAAACTGCCGATTAGTTCTAGTTTATCCATATCTATTTTTGCCATATTATCTCCTTGGGTCGTTTGTTCAATTATCTCATTATGCGTTGGCTTTGTCAAGTCTGCGGTATTCGGGCACATGTTCCTCGTCTAGGTATGCCTTGTGAATCTCACATTCTGATACTGCATCAAGGTCAGCCTCACCTAGATAGTTACACTCATTACAAATCTCACCGCAGTCGTTATCGCAATACTCCATGCAGTCAGTTGCATCACAATCTCTACACTGTGATTCATAGTGTTGCTCTCTGATTGTGGCACCACCCATAATCTGCATGTCTCCACCCCACCCTGTTTCTTCTTGGTAGAACAGATGAAAGACTAAATCAGGATACTGCTCTGATAGGGCAAGCACCGCAGGAATCGGAGGGGACCAAGCAGTATTGAAACTATAAATAACTGACTTATCACCATGCTCCATAGTAGTTTCAGGATACTGTTCCTTATCATGAACAGCAACATCCCATTTAGTTCCCCAGTTACGCACATTCCAGTCATACCAGTTGTTACCTTGAAAATCTATAATAGAATCATCATGGTTTGGGTCTTTCTGCAAAGCATAAGTCTCTAGGTCTGTAGGTTTGACAATGTTCCAGAATGCAAAGACAGGATTGGAATACTCAACATCTAACAATTCCATTTGATGTGTATCAGAGTTCCATTGGTCATGCTGTCGTTGAAATGGTTGATTGACTTGAGAAACTAGTTTAGTAATCTGACTAGGGTCAGCCTCTATTGCTTCTATTGCTAACGAGTTATATACCCAGTTTGGCATGTGGGGTCCTTTCTAGTGGTCGTAATCCAATTCTAGCAGAATCGGGAAAATAAATCAAGCCTTCTTAATGTCATTCAGAGATGATATCGTTGAGGGCCTCATCAATAACTTGCCAGATATGTTTATTTCTAGCAATCTTTTCTTTGATAGTTAGCCATTGCTCGTCAGAGATCTGATCCCCTATCAGGTCCTCAATCTCATCTCTATCTGTTAAGATTATTACATCACTCATTAGATTGCTTGCTCCTTCGCTCTGAGATTGCAAAGGCCAGGGCATAGGTCAAACCATATACATGAGACATAGCGTCTAACTGTCCCTCCCAGTACTTTCGCTCCATAGATTCCATGGCGTCGCTGTAGTCATTGTCTTCCTCAATGCGTTGGGCCTCAATCAATTCCTTTTCAGCCTCATACATAAGGTTTTTGAGTTCACCATGGAGGATGTCAGTGCCTGATTCCCCTAGGTCTATTAGTTTCTGCAGTCTTGGTTCTAGTTGTGTAGTGTTCATCATACCTCTAGTATACCGTCGGCCACTGACAAAATATGGCGGGCAGAAAGAAGTTGTCCACTCATATGATTATATTCAAAATCTAACTCAGTATAATCCTTAGAGGCAGGGTCAAGTGCTTCCATTTCATTAGAGATTTGCTCTAGGTCTTGCTCTAGGCTAATGATATGTATCTTTATATATTCAATTAGTTGGTTCATTATTCCCCCCAGTATTTCATGATAGTATTCATAGTGTTATGTAGATAGCAGTCACAGGGCTCTCCACCCATGTTTTCCTCAAATTCAAAGTGTGACAGGTTGTCCTCATAGATTTCTGTCACCAGTTCATCTATGGTGTATGGTTTGTATGTTTGGGTCATGTATAAATTATGGCAGAAAATCAGGGAAATGTCAACTCTATCGTAATTGTTTTTGGTTTTGATATTTTTGGGGATTTATTTCGTTCTTCGTAATTTAATTTAAGATTGATATTTTTATGTCCGAAATGTCCGAATCCCCACGTCCCGATTTTCTTTGCGATTCCGATGGGATTTGAACCCACGATCTCTACAGTGACAGTGTAGCGATTTAAACCAGACTAATCTACGGAACCAATTGGTGAGCAGTTTTTATTCTTGCTCAGGAATTTTTTTATTTATGCAATCTGCATTACATTTTGCACAACTTTTAGCAAACGATTTTTTTCTGCATTGATAGCAGGGTCAAATCCACTCGCAGATGCAAGAATTGATTCGTTAGAACCACCTCTTGCGGTACGATACCAATCAAGGCGTTCGGTTAGTGCATTGAAAGCACCCCAAGCATTACCAGCAATCATACCATTGAATTCGCCAGTATAGATGTCATTGATAACATCAACCTTGTTTTCCCACTTCTTGATTGAACCCTTAGCATCTTTATCAGGCTTTGGATACGCAGCAAGAATGATGTCATTGAATTGTTGAGCATTGACTTCCTTCTCGAACATAGCCTTAGCCATGATGTCGAATTCGTCCATGTATGCATTAGCAAGACCAAGAGTTTCACGAGCAATCTGCACTTTACCATTGGCAGTTTGTGTGTGGCGAATCTTGAATGATTGCTTGATGCCATTCTTCTTTTTCTTGCCACCTAGTGCAAGATTGAGAGTATTAGCGCATACAACACGAACAGGTGTGATTGATGCTTGAATAGCGATTGAGCCGTCATGTGAGGTATTGATGAGAAGATAAGTCTTTACCTTATCTGCAACACCGCTAGGGTCTAATACGGTTTCACGCTCTAGTGCAAGTGAGCCGAATACAACACGACCACCCTTGATTGCACCAGCAGTTTCCCAACGACCTCCGCCGTCAAGAATATTATCACCGAATGAAAATAGGTCTTCATTCTGCAGAACATGATAACGCTCACCAACGACACCAAGAATGTCGGTTTGTGTGTTATCGGTAGGGTTAGTGCGAACAACATATTGGTATTGCTTGTCGCTTGTTAGATGAGATGGAATAGACATATCTTCAAGACGAACATTCCAACCATTGAGGTTTGCAGCCTCTAGCATTTCTGCAGTTGTTTTTTCTTCTGTAAAGACAGTACCCAATCCATGCCATGCGGGTTCACGGAAAGATGCGAAAGATGTCTTGCCGTTTTGTGTTTCTAGGTCATGTGCCATGAGTTTTTCTCCTTATTGTTTGTTGAATTTCAAGTATAGCAGTCTAGTCTGACAAATGCAAATCTGGATAGTTAGATAAGGGATAAATCGGACATATCGTAAATGTGATCAAATTCACACCTGTGGATAACCTGTGGATAACGGCACGGGGGGATTTTGAGGTGGAGCAGTTTAGACACTAAAGGATTTCCTCCATACTCAGGTGTTAGGGAGTGCCAGGGGACTTTCGCAGATAGATCTGCCTTGAACGCAGGCTGTCACCCAATTTTATTTAGTTTTATTGGTGAGCAGTTTTATTTCTTGCTCAGGAAAGTTTTATTACAAGTATCTTGCGATAGCGTTGTAAGTAGATGTGGAAACTACTTCCTCATCTGTCATCTTGAGAATACGAATTGCGTTCTCAATTTCTTCTACCATTTCCTTGTATTGCCAATCGTGAAAAGTCTCAAAATCCTTTTCAGGTTCAGCAGGGAAATCTGCTACCGCAGACTTAGGCAAATCAAAATCTACATTTATGTTGCCATTATAGCGAACACTTGCTCGTAGGTTTTCTGCCTTTGAGATTTGAGCGAGAGAAAGTTTAGCAACATCTTTTAGCCACTTTTCGTAAGCCTTCTGATACTTCTCCTCGTTAGTTTTTTGGTTAGCCTTATCTTTCTTGATTTGGTCTAACTTAGTTTCTAGTGCCTTGATTACTTTGGTTGTAGCAATCTTTACACTAATGGCTTTTTGTCCTCTTGCCATTGGGTCTGTCCTTTCGTTTGTGGGGTATTTAGTCTAGCACTTTGCGCTGACAATCTTGTTGAGCAGTTTTAGTAGTCGTGCTCAGGACTTTTCCTGTATTAGGAATTACTTTGCTGTCCAAGTGGTATAGCGTGACTTACCATTGACATCAAGTTTCACACGAACATTACCATTGGCTTGTGGTGTAATCTCTGTGATTACTCCTGTGACCTTTGACTTCTGTGTGGTGTAGGTGTCGCCTACCTTGTATGTTGCTGTTGCTACTGACATTGTGTTGCCTTTCTGTTAGGGGTTATTGCTTATTGTATAATTATGACATTATTGTAGAAAAATGTCAAATCTAGGTCTGACATTTCTCACATTTTGAGATTACTTGCTGGTCTTTACCATAGCCAAACGGCGAGAGCCATTTGCCAAGACAAGACTAACTCTAGTAACACTGTTAGACATTGGTGCGAAACTTGCGATACGACCTGTAACGCCTGTCTTGCTGGTGGTGAATAGGTCACCAATCTGATAAGTGTATCCTCCGAGGGTCATTGTGTTTCCTTTCGTTGTGGGGTTATTTCTTATAGTATAAGTCTAGCAGAAAAATGTCAAAAATACAATTCAGCGGGGATCTGCGGGGGGATTTATAAAGTGTTTATAATCACATTATAATGACTTGACAAACCAAAGATTTTGCGGACGTGCCGCCCTTTCACTGATATAAAAAGAAAATAAATAAAAACATCAATAATAAAATAACTTGTTTGGTATCCATTTATCTCATTTCTTACTCGCAGAGAAAATTATGTCGCTCTTAGAGTATACACAAAGTGAGCAAGAAACGCAAGCCGAGCCCTTAGTTGAGATTAGTGGAATTTGTTTTGCATTTTCAGGACACTTAGCAGCAGGTCTTCCAATCATTTCTTTTACATCTGCTTTACCAGTTGCAAAGTTTTGTGCAAGGTATGCCATGCGTACACCATGATTTAGTTTTAGGTCTACAGCAGTTTTGACATTTTCGCTATCTGCAGAGTAGTATAGAGACAAATTATCCATACCCTTGAGAATTAGGGCAGCAGATTTCACTCTAGTGTATACCCAGAATTGAACATCAGGATTATTTAGAATGACATGCTTCCAGGCCCTTGCGTATTCATCATTGAAGAAATCTCCGTCCCAGTGAATGCGGAATAGTTTAGGAGCGTCTTTCTTTTCACAATCAACAATAAACTCTTTTATCATTGCAGAAAGTAAGTCATACATCTCTTCATAGTTAGCGTCTTTTAGTAAATTCCAATTGTGTAATAGATTATCTCTTACACCTTTGTAGATCTTTTCGAGTTTTCCTGCGTAGCATACTTTGCTGCATACAGAGGTTTCACCAGGACATGAGTAAGCCTTACCACTAGGCAATCCAAAAGTGTTGGCAATTGTTGGGGTCTTTCCGTTTTTTGATACAGCATTAGCCACTTTCCTATCATTAGAGCGTTTTAGTTTAGTCATGGGGGGCCCTTTCTTTCCTCAATTGTATCAGCGAGGACTGACTTTTCTTTCTATTGTATTTCTTTTTTGAGGGTACGGCAGAGGCAGCATTGCTACGGCGTAATTCCATAAGCCTGCGTAATTCCTCTGGTGTTTTCTTCATAAAATAATCTTATCATAAACACAAAAAAATGTCAAAATCTCAAATGTGATAAAGATCACACCGCCCGTGGGCAGGAGCAGTTTATAGACTTGCTCAGGTCTTTTTTTTAGTCTATGCGACTAATGTGGTCAACCTCCACATCAACTTCAACATCATGTGAGTGTGAATCTGCATAAACAGTCAAATCAATGTCATCAATATCAAAGTTTGCAAGGTCTGATAGTGCAACTAATACACGACCAGTAATTGTTGCAGTTGCTTCAAATTCAATTTCCTTAGTTGGATTGAATCCAAAGATGCTACAAATATCTGAAACAATTTCTTCTGAATCCATTTCAAGATAGTTAGCAAGTTGATTCTCTAACTGATTTACTTTAGAAATATATTGAGATAGGTTTGCAACATTCGAACGATTCTGATGTAAATCCCATTCAAGATCTACAACCTTTACAGTTGGATATTTTGCAGTACCACTCTCAATAACTTTATAGGTTACGAGTTGGTTGGGGTTATAATGCTCAGGCGCTACTGTTTCATTAGTTTCCATTTGTTATGTCCTTTCCTAGTGAGTCAAATTCTTTGATAGTTTCTAGCATATCGCCTATCTGACTTTCAGTCAAGCAGGCATGAGTAACTAGAGTAGCAGTCATCGCTGATAGATGAGCAGAATACATATACATTGCTTGAGCAAATGCTTCATCGCTCATTTCGTTTCTATGGTGAAATATAGCAGACGCCATTCCCATAACTTCCTCGTCATGAACTGCGTCTTTTGTTGCGGTCTGTATTGCTAATGCGGTTGATAACATTTCTTGCCTTTCGTTTAGATAAATAATCTTATCAGAAGCGACTGACAATTTCAATCCAGGGGGAGATTTCGGGGGGCTTTTTAATGTGATCTTAAACACATGAGAACAATTGGTACAAATCGGACAGCACGGGGGCATTTTGTGCGGGGAAGCACACAAAATACTTTTTATTTATTCCATTGTTTCAATAAATACATAAAGCGGAATAGATTCAGTATAGTGAAAAGTAAAAGTTTCTTTTTCACCAAACTCATCTTTAGTTTCAATAAACCAATTATCGGCAGCGCCATCGCTAGATATTTCAATTACTTCTACAATATCTTCACCGATTTTTATTAGGTCGCCCTCCATTAGTTGGTCTGGCTTTAGTAGATCCGCTGGAACTAACTTCATGCTATTTATTGTATCAGACATTTAGCGCACCACTACCTCTCCATTACGATAAAAAGTTTTAGTATACATTTTTCCTGTTGGGTCTGAAAGATTATAGGTTGCGTATTCATTAGCATCGCCAAAGTCTACGCATTTATCCCACGCATTTACGGCTTCAAGTAAGTCTGAAACTCGCAGGGTATTTACAAGGCTTCCGTCATAGGAAGTGGTAAGTGAATAAGTGTATTCCATTTTAGATTTCCTCCATTGCTACTAATTCGTCATTTACAAGTCTGAAGCCTGTTGAGATTACTACCTCACCTGTTTCATCATCATGGAATAGTGCTTCAGGGAATATTTCAAGCACCTTTCCTAGCATTTCATCAAATTTCATTAGACTTCCTCTCTTTCAATTAGCCAAGCCTGTAAGTGGTGTTGTTCAATAATAGCCCATGCTGGCGCAGCAGTCAAACCTTTATAGGTCACTCCTTCAGGCATAGGAATTTCTAAATCCCAAAGTCCCGCATCATTGACGGCATCTATCGCTTCAATACAAATTGGAACCATAAATTTAGGCACTGGCGGATAGTGATTAGACGACAAGTGAATTCCTATCTGAGTTTCCAAATCTAAGTGAATACCTAAATCATCTAACACGCCACTAGCCATTTCGTTAGCAAAATTACTTCCCATTTTAGTTAGCCTCTCTAGTCAAAAATAATTCTGGCTCACTTAGCAAACCATTATCATAGATTACTGAGCCGTCATCATCTAAAATAATTCCATAAATATTACACTCGCAGTCCTCAATATCAAAGTCCTCGCCATTAGCCCAACCTTGATAACCCTTGCCGTAGCATAGGTCGCAGTTAGCAATAGTCCTTAGTGCGTATTCTAATTTATCCATTTTTCATTTCCTTTCGTTCAATACCTAGAGCCTATCATGGGGGACTGACAAAATCAAATCCCCCGAAGCCTTTACCACGATGAAGTGTAGTAAAAGGACAATTTGGACATATCGGGCAGAGCCAAAACTCTGTCGATTTTCTTGATAGTGTCCTTGATATCCTGCCAATACCATTCATCTATATCGTATGAGCCAAAGAAAAATCCTGCCTGTGGTGGCAATAGTGAAGGGTCTTTAGCAAATAAGGCTTGACGACAAGTTTCTCTAAGTTGATTTAGTTTCTCATTAGAAACATAGTATTCACCGCAGTTATCGTTACCGCCTTGAACATTATCAACAAACCATTTATGAATTTGATTAGACTTACGCCAATAGGCACAAGTTACTTCAACATGAACGCCATAGATATCGGTAGCGACATCTGACATTCCAGCGGTATCGACAATTTCATTCCAAAGTGGATTTACCACTTCTGGACTATCCATACCTAGACCATTATCTCGATCTAACTTAGTCCAGTCGATTTTTTCAACATACTTCTTAGCATGAAGATACATATCTAATCCCATTTACTTTACTCCTACTCCGTCACACTCAACAACATCAAAAACATCAAATTTTACCAAATCGCTATCAGACAATTGGAACAAAATTTTATTTAGGTTGAATACCGCCTGTAAATCGGTATCAGCCTCAGTAACAAAACTAATTAGAACATTTTTTTTCATAGTGGTAGAACTTCCTTTCCATAGTATCCTACTGCCTCAACAATATTTATTACACCTTTATATTCTCCGCAACCGAAGCAAATTCGCATTTCCTTATTCATTGTTGCTGAACAAAACACGCAGATATTATCCTGAAGTGAGAAACCTAAATCTTCAATTTCTCTAAGCGACATATTAGTTTTCATTTAGTTATCCTTTCTTTCTTTTCTAATCCTAGCATTGGGGTCTGACATTTAGTCGGACACCCTGACCGCAATAGTCGCCCATTTATGACCATTGAAGCGAATAGCGTAGGCTTGAAAATTCTCTCCTACCCAAATGTCATCACGCTTAGTAGCGTAGTTTATTTCTCCACCTTGATAACGGCGAGCCAACGAAGTAGGTCTGTAAAATTGTCCTACTAATAAATCTTCAATTGAATAACTTCTCATTGAAAACTCCTTTCTTACTTTCTAGGCTTCCAGCCTATCATTTTGGTCTGACATTTTCAAATCGAAAATCATAACAAATCGGACATTTTGAAAAAATATTTTTGTGGGAAAAATCACATCGCTGCGTAAAGTGATAAATATCACAAAATCGCCCTGTGGATAAACCTGTGGAAAACCCCACGGGGGCTTTTTGTTGAAATTTCAATTATTGTTTAGCAGCGCACACAAAACATTTTAGATCTGCGATAAAAATTCTACCGCAGACCTTACATGTTTCAAATCTAAATTTCTTTTTTGGCAATTCTAATTATCCAATAAATAGAAAGCAACAAAGAAATTTGAACAAGTGTTGTTAGAAATCTGCTCATGCTGGTATTAGTCCTAACTCGTCAATTCCGCAAGCCTTTTCGAATTTTGCTTTATCAAATCTTTCGTTATCTGCTTGAAAGTATTGTGCGAATTCTTCAACTAAATCTTCAAAAACTTGCGGATGAATTTCATCAGCAAATCCTTTTAGAATGTTTGAAGTTTTGATATAGTCTTTTCTAGTCATCATTACTTATTTTCTCCTAATGCAATAAACGCATAAGTTCCACCGTCGTTTAGTTTGTTTAGTTCATCTTGAATTTGTTGAAGGTTATCAATTGAAATTTCTACATCTGAAAGATATTCTGAAAGAGCCATTGAATTTATATTCACGAATTCTTGTTCAGTTAGTTTGCTAATTGCGTTGTAGATAGGGTGAGTGGTATCTACTTTTGAAATAAAGTTTATGCCCTTGAAATTGAAGGGATAGTTTTTGAAATTTGTGTTAGTCATTTATTATTTTCCTATTCTTAGTTTGAGTTTGTTGGGATAAGTGTGCCACGAATTGTGCCACGAATTGCGAGAGTGTCGCAGGATACTTTTACCGCTACGCCGACAGGTAGTTGGCTTGGGTAAGTTGTTATGAATTGAGCAACCGCACCTTTAGAAGGCAGGCTAATTTTTTTAGTAGAACCATTGAAGGTTTCTAGTGTCATAGTGTAAGTCATTTTGACTTCCTTTCGTTTTGTTATTTAGTAAGTCTAGCAGGGGGGTCTGACAAATTGGGGGATTTTGGGGGTATTGGGAATGTGACTTACGCCACACTCACCGCCACTATGCGATAAGTATCACGAAGCCCATGAGTAGGGCGGATACGAACACGATACGCCTCAGCGTCAGCGTAGAAGACATCTGATTTTTCAGCGTCCTGAATGATACCCTCAACAGAGCGAGAGCGGTAAGCCTTACCAATTAGCAGGCTTTCGATATTATATAGATTAGCAGACATTTTGCTACCTTCTTTCATTTTGTTATAGTGCTATTATTTCATATTTACTTGTAAAAGTCAAGGCGACACGCCGATCAGTTTGTGTGACTTGCCTCACACTCAGGCGCACACTTAGAGGGCATTTTGGCGAGATACTTTATCAACGCCATGCGCTCAGATAGTGAGATTTCAGGGTGATAATTTTGGACACCACCATGCTGGTATTCATAGACGATTTTATTTAGTGTTTTTTCAGTGAGCATTTTAGCCCCTTTCTTTATTTTCTTACTCTGTAAGTCTAACACACTTACCCCAAAAAAGCAAATCCAAAATGCGTACAAATCGGACATTTTTAGTGTGATTCTTATCACATTAGTTATCCACAGCCTGTGGAAAACCGCCCGTGCTGTATAAAATCGGACATTTCGGACATGTGATAGACATCACAAAAATAGTTTTGCGACACACCCGAAAAACACCCAAAAATGTCAGTGGTCTATGTTAGGATAGTATTAGTTAGTTAGAAAGGACAAAATATGTCAGACTATTTAGATTATATGGATGAAATCTATGAGGAACTCGTTGAGGAGTTCGGTCACGAGATTGAGAGTGAATGTATCCACAAGTGATACACTTCACAGGCGACACGCCGATACGCCTCCCCAAAATGTCGGCGGGATAAGATAAGATTAGATTACTAAGAAAGGTTAGGTAGCAAAAATGCTAACACTAAATTACACAATTGAAAAAGACGGAATTGAACTTTCCGAAATAAATAAACTCATGATAAATGAGCGTCAAATAAATGACCTCATGGATAGCCTTGTTGCTCATGGCTATGATGTTCTAAGTATGGAGGTCAAGTAAATGATAAACTCGGTACAGGTTATAGATTGTTCTGATTGCAATGGCGTAGGAGTCATCTTTTATGGTGATAACGAAGACTACGCAGTAGAGCCTTGTGGTTGCACAGAGCCACAATAGGCAATAAACACAAAATCTAAAAGTGTGTCCAGTTATGGGCGCACTATTTTTTTTGATCATTTTTTGTTTATTTATGTATCATGCATCTGGACAAAATATTCAGATTTTGGGGGTACTGGGTTTTATAAAAATATTCAGAATTGTGCTATAATGGATCCATGACAGAAGAAACTATAAAGTTGAAATTGTGCTGCGACACCTGTACATGCACCAACAGTCACAGTTCAGTTCCTCCACTACCAAATTCAGACGAAGAATAACCCAGAATATTTGTATTTTAAATGACAATACATATAGATGGGCTAGAAAGATCAGGAAACACATTCCTTGCATTTGCCATAGGCCTAACTACTGAGTCTGATGCAGTTGCTGAAAAATATCACCTTGTCTCTGCTCTTGAAGAAAGAGAAAAAGATTCTATATATATTATTCCAGTTAGAGACGTTCTGCCTTCCATAATTTCTGCAAAACTATATAGAGATTACCAATGGGCAAATAACCTTCCAAGACAAGATAAGATTATGGGAAGAAAGCACGAAAGAACGGGGGACCCAAAAGAACTTATTGAAAGATACACAGAGTATATAGATTACCTGGTTAAGCACGAAGAATTGTTCATTGCACCATTTCATGAATTTACAAAAAACCCACTAAGGGTAGTTGAGACAATAGTAAAAAAATATCCTCAATATTCGATTAAGCAAAAACTTACTGCGGAAGAAATATTAGATGTTTGTGATCAACATTATGGATCAAGAAATACATATCTAAGCAACTTTCCTCGTCCTTTGGCAAAAGAACATGAGGATATAAAGCAGATGTTTCTATCTAATTATAAAAATGAATTAGATAGCATACAATCAAAAATAGACAAACTATATGAAAGATACTATAAAGAGGAATCAAGATGATGGGGTTTTTAGAAAATTTAGAAAATGCATGGGATGACAACTTATCGCTAGAGTCAAAACCAATTCCAGAAACAGATGCTATGGGCAGAGAAAAATTTTGGGAAGATTTAGGAAGACCAGAATATCCAAACTTGGCTGCAAAAATATTTTCAGAAACCTGCTGTCAGGATTGTAGTTGCAAAAATGGATGAGCAGCAATTAACGCCAGAGCAGGTACAGGCCATTCTATTATTTCAGATTGAACAAAAACTAAGATCTGTTATAGCAAAACAAGTTGAGCAAAAATTTCACGGTATGTACCATAACGCATCACACGATATAGCACAATTCATCCGTAAAGGATCTTAGTCTTCAACCTTATCTAGTTCCCACATACGAATATCTACGTAGCCAATTCTTGAGTTGTCTGCAGCCTCTTGTGAGTCTGCTTCAACTACAATACGAACACTTTCTTCGATATTGATAGATGGTTTGAAGTCTGTTCCAGCATTCTTTAAATACATTTCTTCAATAACACTAAGAACTGGCTTGTAATAATACTTAGGCAATTACACCACTCGCCTTCAACTTGTCATAGATGTTTGACATCATAAAAGATAGACTTGGCTGACTCTGAGAGATCTGTGTCTCTAAATCTGATTCATTAATTCCAGCCTGCTTACCCATCTCACGATTATCTGCATTAATGCTCTCTAGCATTAGCGCTACTGCTTCATCTTTTGTCATTAGCATACCTTTCTAGTCTAGTATTTCTTTATATCCAATTGTATCATAAAGTCTCTTTTTTGCCAAATCAACCTGTAAAGGCGAAACGTCGTTGTATATTGCCTTTCTGTTATTTTTTAAAGATACAGCAGCCACAGTGCCAGTTCCTCCCATAGGATCTACAACGACATCGCCCTCTTTGGAAAATACCAAGATAAGTTCTTCTATCATTTTTTCGGGCAAAGAGTCAAAATTATCAAAAGTAGTCCAGTCCTGATCTATAACAAGGCTTTTAAGGTTTTTGAGCGGTTGGCTAACATCTTTGTTCTTAGTCATATACAAAATATGATTTATTTCGTTTCCAGATAATTCATTTATAAACTCACTTTGTTCAAAATTCCAAATGATGTCACGATTAATCACCAAGTTTGTATTTTGAATTATAAATTTAACTATATGAAAAAAGGTACGGGTGTTTGGCAAGATTAAAAGTATCGCCCCACTATCCTTCAAAGCAGTTTCCATATTGCCGACAAAATCAGAAATCGATTTGGCAAAATTTTCGACGGTATCAGAATTTTGTATTTGACTAGACAAATCTCCACCATACTCAGCCACTAGTCTATTTAAAAAAGGTGGGTGTGTCAAAAACAAATCTACGCTATCTGGCTCCAAAAAAGGTTTTCTGGCGTCCTGACAATAAAACTTTATCTCCACTCTATCTCCTGGTCATATGTTACGCTATATTCTCCTGTGAATATTTCCGCATATGAAATTATATCCTTATTATACCTTGTAAGGGTGTTTAGGCCCACTTTGTCGCAAAGGTATTTGTTACCCCTAGTTAAGGTTTGAAACTTCATCCCCTGCGCTTCTAGGGCCCTATTTAGGGTATTCAGATATCGTTCCTTGCCATACCGTTTTGAGGTGAAAGATTGATCAACATAGTCAAACCTTGCCTGTGCATCATTTGCTCTTGCAATGTCCGAATTGTCCATTATGTACCGAACTGCAGGGTGATCCATCCTATCAGACCAGTTTCGCATGTTGTTGCTGTACTTCTCCATGTTCTTGAGAGTTGAGTCAGCAAAAGCCATGCGTGTTAGGTCTGTATTGGAGGTTTGAACCTCTGTTGCGAACGAAATCAAAAAAGCGGTTGCGAAAGGAAACTTGTCGCTATATGTCGTTACGCCGAAGTGTACATTCGGATTGAAAGACTTATATGACATACTATCTTCTAGTAAGCGCATGTGATTTCCGAGCGAAACAAAGTTATATCTATTCATGTCGCAGTCCAGGAACAGGCAATCTTCTGGATCTATCCCGTCGGCGAGACATAAAAGATTCTTGTCATACGAACCGACTATTTGCGAACCGTTAAAACGCTCCAATAATTTTGCGGACATAAAGCCATCCATATCTGGGGATATTATTAGATTTCGAGAATGCTCTAGTGTGCTAAGTATGTCCGTTTTCATTTTTATTAAATATACCCCTTATAATATTTCAGTTATGACAATTCAAGATTGGGCAGCATTAATTGTCGCCATCCTAACAATTGTATCATCAGTTGCCCTAGCAATCAAGTGGCTAGTAAAACATTATCTAGTCGAACTTAAGCCGAATTCGGGATCCAGCCTTAGAGATGCAGTTTCACGACTTGAAAATGGTTTGAACGAACAAAAAGAAGAATCTGCAAGATCTAGAGAACGTCAAGAAAAGAAACTTGACGAAATGTACAAGATTTTAATTGAGCATATTTCTAAGTCTAAGTAGCATAATGATACCAAAAATTATTTGGCAAACTCACGAAAAAAAATATAACGATTTGCCAGCATTTCAAAAAAATATAATAGGTACATGGAAAAACCTAAATCCTGGCTGGGAACACAGTTATGTTGACGCTGAAGAAAGATGCGAAACTGTAAAAAAATATAATGATTTTTTATACAGTTGCTACATAGAATTGGATAATATTCATAAATCAGATATCTGGAGATTAATTGCTATATACACACACGGAGGATTCTACGCTGATATGGATTCTATATGCTTAGAGACAATAGAGTACTCAATAGGCAAAGGCTACAAAGGAGAAGAACTTATATGTTCTTCGAAAGGATTTCAGCACTCTGGAATTAATAATTCAAATTTTGGAGCAATTAAAAATAGTAAAATAATAAAGTCAATAATAGACTCTTTGATTTTACAGTTTAAGGATATAAAAATAGAAGATGTTCCAAAACTTGGTTTCGGTTTTCCAGAAAACTATACATTTTCAAAAATAGCACAAGACAATGAAAATCTTATATATTTTAATAATAAATATTTTTCTCACTCAGAAGTGCATAAAACGTCTTTTGATATAAATAGGCATGTTAGTTTTAATGGTAAGATAATAAACTATAAAACTCTTTGCGAAAATAATAATTTCCCTATATACTATATATAATATATAAGATAGTTTTTAAAACTATAAAGATATTCTTTTTCTTTATATATATTAAAGTATACACCATCCCAATCCTGGCATAAAAGACATAACATGACAAATCGGACATTTGGTATTGTAACAATTTGGTAAACTTTTATCTAGATGTCCGTTTTGTCCTTTATGGTATAATTTTATTGTTGGCTAATACCTTGGTTTGTCTCATACCCACCAGCCTTGGTATTAGTCAATTTTTATGGTATAATCGCAGTATGCCTATTCACAATACCCTTGCTTTTGGTGCAGATCCTGTCACTATGCAGTGGAGCGTTGTTAGAGGAGATACAGGAACCCTTCGTGTGGAATTCTACGAGTCTAACGAAATAGATTTTTATGATACAACTGGATGGATTTTTAGAGCAACCGCTTATGATCAATCTGGAAATGTCCTAGATGCCTTAGATTGTGAACCTGGTGAAGGATTTGTCGACATTACTGCTTATCCTTCTGTTACAAAAAATTGGGGATCAAAATATTCTTCAGTCGTGGCTCAACTACCTTTTGATTTGCAGGTAATTATTCCAGAAGAAATTGAAGATATTGTTTGGACTCCAGTTATAGGCACAATACAAGTTTTAGGTGACGTTACACCAGGGGGTACACTATAATGGCAGTTATTAAGATTGTTCCTATGCCAGGCGCAGAAGGACAAAAAGGAGACGCTGGTGCAACTGGCGCACAAGGACCACAGGGACCAATCGGTGCAACTGGACCAGCAGGTGCAGATGCCCTATGGCACTATAACGGTGCATGGCAATCAAACGCTTCCTATGCAGTTGGAGATTTAGTAACTTATCAAGGACAACTATATTATACAAAAGCAACTACAACTGTAGGAACACTTCCAACTGATACTACAAAATTTGATTTAATTGCAGCAAAGGGTGCTGACGCAGAAGGATCTTCAAGCGAAATAACTCCAACTTCAGGAAGTTGGGGTCATGATTTTTTTGAACTAAGTTCTTTAACAACCAGCACATACGATGTGCTTGCTGATTACTACAAAATTGGTGAGTTGGTATATTTTGACTTAAGTGTTAATTTGGGACATGTTTCAGATTGGGGAACACCAATAGACAATAATGGCACTATTTTGTGGCCACACTGGCAATTTAAACTTCCATTCCCAGTTCATTCTTCTGGAAGTATGCATAATTCTTCATCTACAAATCTTTCTTTTACTGGTATGATACATGACTCTTCACTTGCAGAAGACGTTGCTGAAAGAACTGCTAATGATGGTGGACAAAATATAGTATTTGGACAACTTGAGCAATATGGTGGCAATACTTACGTATATCTTCACACTGTTTCTCAATCTCAATATGCTGGCTATTCACCAGGAGAACTTAGAGCAGTTACTTCTGTTTATCCAAAAGATTTTACACAACCAGCAAATATACAAACTGGACTAGGAGCAAGTAGGTTAAGAATTTCTGGAACATATAGGACAGCATCATAATGGCACAACATTCTATCGTAGCATTAACAAGTGTAACACCAGTAAGACTTACTCCAAACGGTAAGCATGGTGGTATGGATATAACTCTACAAAACGTAAATGATACAGGATATATTTATGTTGGAGGTAATGAAAATCTTTCTTCAACAAATTATGGTTTTAGGATTATGCCAAACCACTCAATCTCTTTTGAACTTCCAAGTTTTGATGCGTTGTATGCTATAGGCTCAACATCAATGAATCTAGCAATAATTCAGACTGGTCTAGAGAGTCAGAACTAATGGCAAGATTTACGCATCCCGCATTTGGTGATGTAGGTGGGCTTACTACAAAAATTAATTCTTATAATCCAGTTTGGTCTGGTACAGGATTAACATTTACAAACTCTCCAGCAACTGGTTCTTATGTAAAAATTGGTAATTTAGTAATTGTTCAAATAGATGTTTTGTATACTAATGTTACAAACTTTGGAACTGGTCAGTATTCTTTAACACTTCCGTTTGCTTCTAAGTATCACACAGATGTTTATGGTGGGTCTGCTCATGATACCCTGCCAAATTTAAAACACTATAGTTTAAAAGGGCATTTAACTCCATCAAGTTCTATAATGACTCTTTGGCAGCATGCTGGATCTTCAGAAGATGTTCCAATGACAAAAAATGTTCCGTTTAATGCATCTACTGATGATAAGTTCCATATGTCCTTTTCTTATATTTCTGAATAATGTGAGATAATGTCTACATGCCAGTTTCTAAATCCATGGACTTTCCCACAAGCAAAAAATCAAGTTACGCAGCGCAGGTTGTAGAAACACAGACAACAAATACCGATGTATTAATTAATTATGTTCCTGTCCCTGGTCCTATGGGTCCAGTTGGACCTGCTGGTATGCCTGGACCGCAAGGCCCTGCAGGTAAAGATGGGTTACCAGGACCAAAAGGAGAAAGAGGAACTCCTGGAAAAGACGGACTAAGTTCCTTGTCTTCTTCTGGACAACAAGCAGGATGGGCTTCTTACTTTAACTTAAATAGAAAACCTATAAACCTTGGTGTCAATTATGGAGATGATGGATGGGTAAAGGTTTGGGTAGATTCCAAGGGTAGCAATACAAATGAAAAATACCTGCCAGAAGGATGTACCAGCCTCTGGAATGCAGAACAAAGAATGCTTAACTTCCATGGCCTTAAGGTTGGATCACAGGTATTCGTAACCTATAACTTTGAACTCACTACTGAGTCTAACAATACAGAGGTTTGGATGAGGACGTTTTTCCCTAAATCTACCACCGAAATTTCGCAGTTCGTGGCATCCCTAAAATATCAGTATGTCTATAATATGTATGTCACGCAGCACTTCTTTATAGAGGATGACGCTATGTGGAATTCTGGAGCGGTGCCTCAAATTAGAACCGACTACGACTCATCCGTAATTATGAATTCTATCTACGTCAGCGTGGTATAATAATTGCATGGCATTTCCATCGACCTATGACTTTAACTATTATAAGGGTGACACCTTTGAGTTTCGTATCTATCCTAAAAAGAATGATGGTACGGTTTTTGACTTAAGCCAATTTTATGTGCCAACTAATTTTGCAAATAACCCAGATGATGTAACGGATACTACAGCACCATACGATAGTGCACAGTTTACTATTGCAGAATTTCGTGGTGCAACAAGGACCGTTAATGGAGTTGTACAGCCAGCAGTTCCAATTAAATGTTTTGCTAGAGTATCGGATGATAATACCTTTGTTCAATGTGCAATTAGACCAGCAGAGGGAAATCAATTGGTTGCGGGAACAGAATATGTTTATGACGTCGAAGTTAGAAAGCCAGCAGGATTACCAGGAAGTGGTCAATATGAAGTTGTTCAAACCTTACTTACAGGTACAATAACTGTTACAGATCAGGTTACTGGTGCTACTTCTGCTACTCAGCCAGGTGCATAATGGCAGATATACTTTTATCTAATGACGATTTAACAATTTTTGGTGGTCCAGAAAGCATAAGTTTAGACCTAGATATTGGCCCACAAGGAGATCGTGGTAGCATAATTATTGGAGTACTTGGAGACCCCAGAGATGCAAATGTTGCTTCTACAATTGTTCAAGATACCCAGGCCCTAGATATTGCTATAGATTATCAGCCAGCATCTACAACGTATAAAACAGTTTTTCAAAAAGTTTCTAGTGGAGGTTCATTACAGTGGACACCACTTGTTAGTTTAAAAACAAACTATTATTCATCTATTAAAGATGTTACTGCTGTTAATGGAACACTTACAGTACCCCCAATAAATGTAGCAGAGATATACGGCTCTTCTGGTATCACATCTGCAACATCTCAGGTTTTTAATGTTCAGTATTCCATATCGTCATCAGATTCCTCTGGGCCTTTGGCTACAAATCTTATAATAAAAGATTTAATTACCAGCCAGGGGTTTTTGGCATTACCACTTGAAATAAAGGGTGTAGAATATATTGATAACGCCTGGCAGCCAATGGCTGGTCCTAAGCGTGTTCATTTGTTTATTACAGTGGTATAATGGCGAGAGGTGATTTATAGTGGCAGAAGAGAATATCGATAATACCGTCAACGGTAGTGGACTCTTCAATACTAAAATTCCAGGTCTTTCAGACGCAGCCGACATTCAGGCAGCCTTAAGACTATATCACTATGGATCATATGTTTATGATGGGGCAAATACAAACCCCAATAATCTTGTTACCCCGTCAATTGCAAAACACCTTCAAAATCTTGTAGATGCAGATGCTGCAGAAATAGTAAATAGAAATGCAGCAATTTCAGCACACAACTCAGATACCACAGATGTCCACGGTATATCAAATACAGCAGATTTAGCAACGCAATCATTTGTTAATACAGCAATAACTAATGCAATAAGTGGTGCTACTGGAGGATACCCAGCCCTTGCAGGAAATGGTATTGATTGGAATTCTGTTGATGAACAGTTTGATCTTGAGCCAAGAATTGCAAATATAAATACAGTAATAACAAAAGATAATAATTTTACATTAGAACTTGGTGATGTTGCAAAAACTATATTGCTTTCATATTCAGGACCAGTTATATCTCCAATTCCTGGTGACCCAAATCCACCAGTAACAGTGACTGTAACTGTTCCAAACAATACCTCTGTACAAATTCCTATAGGATATCAATATAATTTTATACAGTTTAATTATGGAAGAACATTATTTAGCCCAGCAAGCGGAGTAATGGTAAATAGTAAAAATAATCAAAAATGGATTGATGCAGAATACGGCAAAGCAACATTAATAAAAGTAGATACCGACTCGTGGGTTTTATACGGAGATATCTATGAAGGTGTGGCAACGCCTACAACTCCAACTCCAACTCCAACACCAACACCAACGCCTACTCCAACTCCAACACCAACACCAACACCAACCCCAACGCCTACTCCAACCCCAACGCCTACTCCAACCCCAACAACTCCTACTCCAACCCCAACAACACCAACCCCAACAACTCCTACTCCAACCCCAACAACACCAACTCCAACCCCAACAACTCCTACACCAACAGAAACAGTCACCTGTGGACCATGTGAAGCATATACAGTAACAATTCCAACATGTAATGGTGAGGACTCTTATGAAGGAATTTTCCAAGGAACAAGAAAAACATGCTCCGATGGCTCATACCAAGTTTGTGTTGAAGCAGCACCAGGGACTGGAACATTCCTTGGATTTGGAAACTGTCTTGCAACTAACGTAAGTTCTTGTGGAGGTAGTGGCGGTGCTGGAACAACTCCATGTGTTACTCCAGGAACTTCTGGAGTTTGGTATACATATTGTGCTAATGTTGGAGCAGGATATGATCCAGGAACAGTTATGGGACCTAATTTTGACGACACAAGAACTTGCTCACAAGCACTACAGTACCACACCGCTTTAGGTGAGGTTGGAAGTGGTTGGAACTGTGCTCCAGGAAATTCAAACACGCCTTCAGTATCGGCAGCAAATTGTGGATCTACCCCAACTCCAACACCGACAACTCCAACACCAACACCAACCCCAACAACTCCTACTCCAACTACAACAGTTTCCTGTGGATCTCAATATGGACAAACTCTAGGTGGAGTTTATAGTGGATCCTGTCCAGATGGATCTTGCTCAGGATGTAGTAATTATCAAGAAGCATGGTATAAGTGTTCTGATGGATCAACAAGTTCTATTAAGTTTTATATAGGCCTTGGATGCTCAACACCTACCCCAACACCTACCCCAACACCAACCTCTAGTTGCGTACCAGACAATGCATATTTATATAACCAGTCTCAATGCCAGGCTTGCGGATATTACTACTCAACAACATTTGGTGAATGTTCAACAATACCATGGACAACACCAACTCCAACACCTACCCCTACACCTACCCCTACACCAACTCCAACACCTACTCCAACTTCAACGTGCCCACCTTCTGGAACATTTATTGCTTGGGATTCTCCATGTTCTAATGGAAGTAGAATTGGTGTTTATGCAAATGGAAGTTGTGGAGAATACTTCCAGAGTGTTCCTTGTACCCCAACACCAACACCAACACCAACACCAACACCAACACCAACTCCGACACCAACTCCGACACCGACTCCGACACCAACATGTAGCCCAGACAATGCATGGGCCTATAACCAGTCTCAATGCCAGGCTTGCGGATATTATTATTCAACAACATTTGGAGAATGCTCGACAACACCATGGACAACTCCGACACCTACACCTGCACCACCATTCTTCCCGTCCTTCCCGTTCTTCCCACCGTCCTTCCCGTTCTTCCCAACTTTTACACCAACGCCATCACCAACCCCAACACCTACTCCTACCCCAACTCCAACTCCTACCCCAACTCCAACTCCAACCCCAACGCCAACGCCTACCCCAACTCCAACGCCTACACCTAGCCCAACTCCGACACCAGCAAATCAATGTGCTGCCTGCCCAGAATATACAGCAACATCGGTGGCATGCAGTAACTGTACATCCTGTGTAAATAGTGGTGGATTCTGGACTGGATCTAGTTGCGCTTACTAATTTGCTTTGATTATGGTATACTTTATTTAAAGGGAGGTAGTTATGTCAATTAAAAAGTTTGCAGGAATTGTTGATGGAGATATTTTTACAATATTTGTAATTGATAGCGAGTATCAAGGAGAAGATGGCGAAGCAGGAGAAAGAATAATCGCTGGACTTAGTTCTCAACCAACATTTATTGAAATTCCGTCTGATCTGAATGTTAATTTAGGTTGGAAATGGGATGGAACTAATTTTATAGAAGGGTGATTTTTTCATGAATGAAAAATCTGCCTGGCAAAAATATAAAGAAAATTTAGGAGAAACCAGACCTTGGGATTTGGTTAATCCAACAACTGAGTGGGCCTCTTCTGAAATAGCCGTAAATAGATACTCTATTTGTCAGTCATGTCCAGAATTGATCAAATTAACAAAACAGTGCAAAAAGTGTGGCTGCTTTATGGCTGTTAAGACTAAATTACAGGCAGCAACCTGTCCATTAGGAAAGTGGTAATATGATAAAAAATGAAATTGCTCCAGGAATTATGATTTATGATAATGTTATAAAAGACTCAGAAACGCTAGTTGATGATATAGAGGAAGGAATGAAGTCTGCAAATATTCAATGGAGTTTGGCAGGTGTTTATTCTGGAAGAAAAGAAAATGGTGATGTGGAACAAACAGATCAAACCAAAAGAGATACAATGAAGATTGGAATTCGTTATTCTGATACCATAGTAAATGATCATACAAATCTAATAGATGCATTTCAAAATAGTTTGTCTAATATTTTTTTAGAAAGTTTTGGTCCATTAGAAAATGATTATAAAAACAATTATGGAATATTTACAACATGGCATGATGTTTATGGTATTTTAAAATACGGAGTTGGTCAAAAATTTGTTAATCATATAGACGATCATCCAGAATATCATAGAAGAATATCTACCCTTTATTACATAAATGACAATTACTCTGGAGGAGAACTGTTTTTCCCAAGATTTAATGTTACTCTAAAACCAAAGGCAAACCAAATGGTTATTTTCCCATCAACTTATGTATATAATCACTCCGTTCTTCCAGTACAAGAAGGAACAAGGTATTCTGTTGTGAGTTGGCTAAGATAATGAAGACTGCTTTAGTTTTTGGTGCAGGGGGGTTTATAGGATCCCACATGGTCAAAAGACTTAAGTCGGAAGGATACTGGGTTCGTGGAGTTGATATAAAAAATCCAGAATTTTCTGAAACAAAAGCAGATGAGTTTATAATTAGAGATCTTTCTGAATATTCTAATATGGAAAAAGTAATTCAATTTAAAGGATATCAGGGAAATTTTTATGTAGACTTGGCACCAAAGTTTATAGATACTTTTGATGAGATATATCAGTTTGCTGCAGATATGGGCGGAGCAGGATATATTTTTACAGGTGAAAATGATGCAAACATAATGGAAAATTCTGCATTGATTAATCTTAACTTATTAAGAGCACAACTAAGATTAAATCAAAAAAATAATGTAAACAAAACAAAAATTTTTTACAGTAGTTCTGCATGCATGTATCCCTCCCATATTCAAGAGTCTACAGATAATCCTGGACTTAAAGAATCAGATGCATACCCAGCAAATCCTGACAGCGAGTACGGATGGGAAAAATTATTTAGCGAGAGACTGTTCTTAGCATTTAACAAAAACTACAATATTCCAGTTGCAGTTGCAAGATATCATAATATCTATGGCCCAGAAGGAACATGGAACGGCGGTAGAGAAAAGGCTCCTGCAGCAATTTGTAGAAAAGTTATTATTGGAACAGACTCTATAGAAATTTGGGGGGATGGAGAGCAAACTCGTTCATTTCTGTATATAGACGAATGCATAGAGGCAACAAGAAGACTAATGAAGTCTGATTTTACTGGTCCAGTCAATATTGGATCCGAAGAAATGGTAACTATAAATGATCTTGTTGACATTGCCTCATCAGTTGAGAGCAAGACTTTAAGTAAAAAGCATGTAGATGGTCCAACTGGTGTTCGTGGCAGAAACTCAAATAACGATCTAGTCAGAGAAAAACTTCAATGGGACTATTCTATATCATTAAAAGATGGTATTACAAAAACATATAATTGGATAAAGACTAAGATATAATTAGTTCATGAGTTTTATCCTCCTATCCCATTGGCATGGCAGGTTTGGCAACAGAATGCATCAATATGCCTACGGAGCAACATATTCTAGGGTAACTGGAACTGAGTTTTTGTTGCCGTCTGATTGGGAAGGAACCAGACTATTTAAAAATCAACACCACAGAGTATTGGAAAACGATAATGTTAGGTTTGAACTTAATCAGAGTTTTCCTGGTGCAAATAATCCAGACAGAATTAAAAATGTACTAGATAATTCTTTTAAAAATATTAAATTAATTAATCCAGAGCAAAGCCCAGAAAATTATTTAAAGTATGATTATCCAGTATATTTTGATAGCGTTTGTGCTTATGGAAACGATATTTATTATCCAATGTTAAAAAATCATTTGCTAGATGTGTTTGAGTTTTCTGATGAAGTAAAAAATACTGAATCTTATAAATATTGGTCAGCGCTTCAAGGAACATATGATTTGGCTCATTTGAGAAGAGACGATATCTCTAATCCAGATTTTAATAAGAATAATGTTCAAGGCTATTCGGTAATTTCTATGAATTCGTATTTAAATGCTTTTAAACAAAGAGGATTTGATCCAGAAAAAATAATTTGGGTGTCTGATGATTATATAAATAAATGGCATAAGGATAGACCAAAATCAGAAAGGTTTGGCTGGTCTTATCCAGTAGGATCAACTTATAAAGAAGATAAAATATTTGATTGGCTTGAAGATTTTTTAAAGATTTATTTTGCTAGAACTGTTTTTCGTGCAAACAGTAGTTTTAGTTGGTGGGCTTGTTTTCTATCCCCAACGGCAAAAATCTACAGTCCAGTAATGGATCGTCAATCTATATATGGAAGAAATGATAAGTTTGAAGAAGTTGATGTCCAGTTCTTTGATGGAAACACACCGCATTGGATGTATAACCATCAAGAACTGAGACAAATTGTTATAAATTAGTTACGTGGAAATTTCTTCATCCACTCTTTAGTTCTTGGAGTAATGCCTTTCCAAGAAGACCAGTCGTCACCACCTTGTGACATATAGTATGCAATTTCTGCATTTTTTACGGGATTGAATAGTTCAGCATTAGAGTCCAAATCAAACCTAGTTCTACGGTCTGGACCCAAGTTATCAATCATATTAATTTGAAAGACCCCATAAGAAGAGTCTCCAGTCTTATGGTTGCCATTAAATGCAAGTGGGCGACCATTAGATTCCTTCTTGGCGATAGCCCAGGCTACAACCAAGTCTTGACCCCTAAAACCAACAAGGTGTAGGAGTTGCTTTAGTTCAATATCTGTAAGAGAAGTTTTATTTTCAAAACTCTCTAATTTTTTAGCCTTAGAAACCAAAAAAACCTCTTTCGAGGTATCTTCTGTCTTCTGAGCCTGTTCAGTACTTAAATTGTTCTTAGTTGTTATTTCTTCAGCATTAGCAGCATTCGATAAAGTCACTACTAAAGCCAATATACTGAGTGTGCTAATGATCTCTTTGTTTCTTTCGATAAATTTAATCATAGTTTCCTCCTTAGAAAACAATAACACCTTGGTAGGTGTTACTACCTAGTATAACACAAAATTATGTCAAAAGTCAACTTGATAGGGTGGTATAATAAAGATTATGCCACAAGGTTCATCTAATTATCCTACTATGAAGTACCCGCTTGCTTCAGATCCCGTTAATGTACACGGAGATTTTAAAGTATTAGTTGATGCTTTGAACAATATTCTTCCACCGCTTGGAATGACAAGTGTTGCTTCTCCTGTAAGAAATGCAAGTTCTTCTCTTACACTACCCGCAGGAACACCAGTGTTTATTTCTGGTAGCATTTCACATGATGGAAAATTAAAACCACTTGTGCAAAGATATAATCCATCAAGTGTTGATCACAATCCAAATTTCCCAATCCTTGGTTTATTGCAAGCAGACATGCTTCCTGCAGGTGCAAATGGTGGAGATGGAATCGCTGTAGTATCTGGAATTATACAAATTAACACAACTGAGTTTGGTCCTGCTGGAACAAAAATTTATATAAACGAAACTGGAAACATTATTGGAGGAAGACCCTCAACTGGACCAGCAAGATATGTTGGCGTAGTTGCAATCCAAGCAACAAAACCAAATGGCGGTATGATTGTTGTTCAGACAAAAGGAAACGGAACATGGGGAGCCCTTAAAGACGGGTTGTCGTGATATAATACAATTATGGCTACCTTCAGAAATCAACCCACAGATTCTTACGCTCTTGGCGCAGCACCACCAGAGGTACGTTGGACGGTAGTTAGAGGAGACTCTGCAGCATTTAGAGTATATGTAACAAATGATGCAAGAGAGCCATTATATTTAGAAGACTGGGAAATTAAGATGGATATTTATCGTCCATCAACTGATGATGTAATTGTTACATTATTGCCAGAGCCAATTGAATTTCAAGACACAGAAGGAAGTTTCACGGTAAACCTAACATCTTCACAATCAGAACTTTTAGAGACAGGAGATATCTTTGATATTCAACTCACAGAACTTTTGTCTGAGGGAAGAGTCTGGACGGTAGCCAAAGGTTCTATGGTTATCCTTGAAGATGTTACACAATGATCAATCAAAATTTACTTCCAATAAGTGAACAAGTCTATAATACAACTCACAAAGTAGCACATGCTCAAATAAAAGAGTTAGACAAAAAATATGTCAGAATTAACTATATACAACCAAAAGCAAAAATAGAAGAGGTTTTGCCTTTTCGTGTTCAGTTTATTAATGTTAGCGTGTTTGGGTATTCTAAGAATAATCCACCCCCAATACCGTTGCAAATTATAGGATATAGCAATTATATTTTATAATAAAAAGGAGTTATAATATCACCATGGCCAAGATATCAATACCTAATCTAAAGACAAAGTTTGAGACTGGGGATCGCCCCACGCAGCAAGACTATGAGGACTTAATTGATTCTGCCTCAGCCCGTTCAACCGACCTTGGTTCAATGGGTAATAATGAAAATACAATTTCTGGTATTGAAAATGCCACAGTAATTGATAATTTTGACGCCACAGAATGGCGAATGATTAAATATATTGTTTCTATTGCTAAGACAACAGCAGGGGACAATAAATTCTACGCAACAGAGTTGACCATACTTGTAGACGGTACAAATGTAAACGTCTCTGAGTATGGCACGATAGACAATGATGGGAATATTGGCACCATTAGCGTCTCCAGGGCTGGAAATACAGTATCCTTAACGGTTACTCCAGATCCTGCGATTAAGCCAGTCACAGTTCGTTATGCACGAATTGGACTTAAGGCATAACTAAGGAGATAAAAAAATGGCAACAGTAACAAAAGACTTTAAAGTAAAGAATGGTCTCATTGTCGAAGGCACAACAGCAACAGTAAACAATTTTGACGTTCTTACAAAGAAGACAGACGATCAAAACTATATCGTCAATTTAATTGGTGGAACAGCCACCTCAGAAAACGAAGCAAACAAGGTTGTAAAGCGTGATGCTTCTGGCAACTTTGCAGCGGGAGTAGTAACAGCAGACCTCGTTGGTGATGTAACTGGTAATGCAGATACAGCAACAGCGCTTGAGGCTTCTCGCACAATTGAACTTACTGGTGATGTAACTGGTCAAGTTAATTTTAATGGTACACAAAATGTACAAATTTCTACAACCCTAAATGGTTCATTTGCAACAGATGCAGAAGTTGCTACCGCTAAGGGAGAAGCAATTGCAGACGCAGCAGCAGATGCTACTTCAAAGGCTAACGCAGCACTTGAAGATGCAAATGATTACACAGATGGAGAAATTTCTTCACTTGATGCTTCTCTTAAGTCTTATGCAGATACTGCAGAAGCAGATGCAAAGGCTTACACAGATACTCGTGAGACTGCTATTACAACAGCATATCAATCATATGCAGATACAGCAGAATCAGACGCAAAGGCTTATGCTGATCAAAAGGTTGCAGATCTTGTAGATTCTGCACCAGCACTTCTTGATACACTCAACGAATTGGCTGCAGCAATTGGCGATGACGCCAACTTTGCAGCAAACCTCGCTACTTCAGTAGGAGAAAAGGTTTCTAAGGCTGGCGATACAATGACTGGACTTCTTGTCCTTTCAGCAGATCCATCAGCAAACCTTGGTGCAGCAACAAAGCAATATGTTGATGCAGCAGAGGCAGATGCTAATGCATATGCAGATCAGGCTGAAGTTGACGCAAAAGCATATACAGATACTCGTGAGACAGCAATTACAACTGCTTATCAGTCATACGCTGACACAGCAGAAGCAGATGCTAAGACATATGCAGATGGACTTGCTTCAACAATAAATGGAACTATTGCAGCACTTGATACAGACGATGTAGCAGAAGGTTCAAACCTTTATTACACTGATGCTCGTGCAAAGGCAGAAGCAGCAACGCTTCTTGCAAATGCAACAAAGACAAACATTGTAATCACAAAGGACGGATCAAACAATCTTACAATTACCGCAGAAAACGGTGTTGCAGATTCTACAACAACTGACCTTGTAGAAGGAACAAACCTTTACTTCACAGATGCTCGTGCAGTTTCTGCTCTTGAAGCAGTAACTCCAGATTTCCCTGCAGTAGAGATTGCCTCTGTAGCAAAGCAGGTAGCAGCAGAAGCATCTGTTCCTACTGCAAGCACAAACACAGCAGTTTCATGGGCCAAGGCAAACTATCGTTCTGCCGAATTCCTTGTTAAGATTGCTAACGGATCTCATACAGAGGTTTCAAAAGTTATCTTGACACTTGACACATCAGATAATATCGCAATCACAGAATACGCAATGGTTGGAACAAACGGTGATCTTGGATCAGTTTCAGCAGATGTTTCTGGCAACGATGTTCGTCTTCGTGTCGCAACCCTTAACAACAACTCAACAGTTGCTGTTATCGGAACTCTTTTGAAGTAAAAAAAATAAATAGTTGGAAGAAGGAGCAGTAAATGGCAACAGTCGATAAAGACTTCAAGGTAAAGAATGGATTAGCCGTAACTAACGGCGGTACATTCGGAGGCGCAGTAACAGTAGGGGCACCAACTCTTGCTTCACATGCAGCAACCAAGGAGTATGTAGACTCCCTAACAGGATCTATGGCTGTAGGCTCAACTGCTCCTTCATCCCCAACTAATGGAACTCAGTGGTTAGATACTCTAACAAATCGAGTTAACTTCTATTACAATGGTACTTGGTATACCCAAGCAACTATTGATGATACAAATAATCTTCCGCAGCACATTCACGATACCGCAATTGATGGAACTGGATTTATCGTGTCTCAATTCTATGAAGGTGGATCTTTTAACAGCCCGCTTGGAATAGGAATAGACGCAGGTGGACCAGATACAACAGAGTGGACAGTCGTGTTTGATGGCGGTAGTGTAGTAGATAATTTCAATTAAAAAATTGATGTTATAATAAGATAAGTTCATGGGCAGAACCCATAAGGAGAGATAAATGGCAACAAGAATGCAACAGCGCAGAGGAACTGCAGCACAATGGACGGCTGCTAACCCAGTTCTCGCAGCAGGTGAAATCGGTTTTGAAACTGATACAAATAAATTTAAAATGGGTAACGGCTCCTCAGCCTGGTCTGCACTACAGTACTTTGCCAATGCAGCCGAACTCGCAGCAATTGTTGACGGTGCTCCAGATCTTCTTAATACCCTAAATGAACTAGCAGGCGCAATTAATGGCGATCCACAATTTTTTGCAACAGTTGGACAAAATCTTACAAATCACATAAATGACTCAACAATGATTCATGGAATTGCAGATACAGCAGCCCTTGCACTGAAGTCAGATGTTAATGCAGCAGCAAGCGATGCTGCTTCAGCACTATCTACACATGCTTCAGATACAACTCTGGTTCATGGAATTGCAGATACTTCTGTTCTTGCAACACTTACAGACGTACAGGGTGCAGCAGATGATGCTGCTTCAGCATTGTCTACACACGCTTCAGATACAACTCTGGTTCATGGAATTGCTGACACATCCGTTCTTGCTACACAAACTGATGTTCAGACAGCAGCAAACAATGCTGCTGGAGCATTAACAGCACACGAAAATCTAACAGAAAATGTTCACGGAATTCTTGATACTTCTGTTCTTGCAACACAAACAGACATAGCAAATGCAATTACTGCAGCAACCGTAGATCAGCAAGCACTTGCAGGAACTGGTATTGACTGGAACGCAGTAGACGAAAGATTTGATATTGATAACACAATTGCTACAAAGACTTATGCAGACGATGCAGTAAGTACACACAACGACGATACAACTAACGTACACGGTATTGCTGATACAGCACTTCTTGCAACTAAAGAATATGCGGATAATGCAGAAGCAGACGCAATAACAGCAGCAGGAGCAGCAGCAGATACAAAGATAGCAACAGCAGTAGCAGCACTTACAAAGTCTTCAGTAGGCCTCGCAAATGTTGATAATACTTCAGATGCAAATAAGCCAGTATCAACTGCTACACAAACAGCACTTGATGCAAAGGCTTCTCTTGCAGGCGCAGTATTTACAGGTAGCGTAGAAGTTGACGGAAACCTTGTAGTAGACGGAGACTTTACAGTTAACGGAACCAACTTCTCAGCATCAGCAACATCTATCACAATTGAAGATAACATGGTTCAACTTGCTCACCAGAATGCAGCAAACACAGTCGACCTTGGTCTAGTAGTTGCTTACAACGACGGTACAGCAAAGCACTCAGGCCTCGTAAGAGACGTATCTGATGCTAAGTGGAAGTTATTTAAGGATGTAGCAACAGAGCCTTCAACAGTTGTAGCATTTGGAGAAGGATCTCTTGATGCACTTGCAGTAGGCGCTCTTGAAGCAACTACAGTAACTCCATCTGCAGGTGTTGTGTTCTCAGACGGTACACAAACAAAGGAAGGCGTTCCATCAAGAACTCCAATTGTACAAAAGACAGCATCATATGCTCTTTCACAATTAACACATAGAGACTCGTTGATTGAGGTAGATTCTACATCAGCAACAACTCTCACAATTCCATTGGATTCAACAGTAAACTATCCAGTAGGAACAACTATTGATATTCTACAAACAAACACAGGACAGGTTACAATTGCTCCAGTTTCTGGTTCAGTTACAGTAAACGCAACACCTGGTTTGAAATTAAGAACAAGATGGTCTTCTGCTACCCTCCTAAAGAGAGCAGCAAACACTTGGGTCGTTTACGGCGATCTAACAGCGTAGTACAAAATTTAATAGAAACTAGGAGATAAAATGGCAGCAGGCAAGAAGACAGGTAGAAAGTCCCAAGCATCAAATGACTTTTTGGAGCCATTAACACCAACTATTACTGGTGCGACAGATGTAGGAACAGGTCGTGCATTTAATGATGGAGCAGTTGATGTATCTTTTACATTACCTGCGCTTTCTCCAGCAGCAACATCTTTTACAGTTACATCTTCCCCTGGAGGATTTACTGGAACTGGCGCATCATCTCCAGTTAGAGTAACAGGTTTAGCATCTAATACTTCCTATACCTTTACAATGACTGCAACAAATGCCGCAGGAACTTCTGCTGCTTCATCAGCATCGTCTTCTGTGACAGCAACAACTGTTCCAGCAACACCAAGTGCTCCAACTGCAACAGCGGGAGTAGATCAAGATACGGTTTCTTGGACCGCCCCAGCAAATGGTGGTAAGGCGATTACTGGATATACATGGACATCTTCAGATGGAAAAACTAATTCAACTGCTTCAACATCAGTGGTAGTTTCTCAAGAAGCAAATACTTCTCAAACATATACTGTTTATGCAACTAACGCTAATGGAAATTCTGCTGCATCTGCGTCTTCTGGTAGCGTAACTACTATTGCTCCGTTCTTCCCGCCATTTTTCCCACCGTTTTTCCCATTCTTCCCCCCATTCTTCCCACCATTCTTCCCATTCTTCCCACCGTTCTTCCCATTCTTCCCATTCTTCCCATTCTTCCCACCGTTCTTCCCATTCTTCCCATTCTTCCCACCGTTCTTCCCATTCTTCCCATTCTTCCCATTCTTCCCACCGTTCTTCCCATTCTTCCCATTCTTCCCACCATTCTTCCCACCGTTCTTCCCATTCTTCCCATCATTCGGTGGAAACAAGTTCGGTCCAAGAGCGACATAATATAAAATAATAAATAAAAGATATACCACATCAGAAATGGTGTGGTATACTATTATCTAGGCTTATTGAAAAGAAAGTGGTACTAATATGTACGAAGTTTATGATGAAAATCAAAATCCATGGTTTACAAAAGATAGATCAGAAACAGCATTAAATAGATATCCAACAAGAACTATGAGCAATGGCTTTATAGTTGAAAATCCAGCACTAGGAATAAATTTATACAGGAATACATTTTCAAAAGAAGATTCGGAAAGATATATAAATATGCTTGAGTCAAACTTAGGCGGTAATGGAAAATATACCTGGTCAGACGCAAAGGTTACAAATTCAGATGTGCCAATCAAAAAAGCAAGAGACTGTGTAGACTTTAAATATAAGCAAGAAAACTTGGGGCCAAGAGATGAACATAATGCTGAACTTCTTGACCTTCATGAAGAAATATATCAAAAACTAAAAATATGTGTTGATGATTATGCAAAATATTGGGGAATTCACGTTATATATTATGAGGCATTTAATTTTGTAAAGTATGAGGGTGAAGGAAAGCACTTCAATATTCATGCAGACCATGGTCCAATGTATAATTGTACGGTTTCTGCGGTAATATACATAAATGAAGACTACGAAGGCGGAGAGATTAAGTTCCCAAGACTTGATGGATATACACATACACCAAAGGTTGGAGATATTCTTCTTTGTCCATCTAATTACATATACGAACATGCATCTTTACCAATGAAATCGGGAGCAAAATATTGCGTTGTCGTTATGACAGACATTAATGAACTAGGACATAAGTAGTGTCGCTTATTGCCAAATTTGTTTCTTACAGACCTTGGCTAAACAAAGAAAGCAAGTCTGTTCCAGTCCCAACACAAAAAGAAATGCCAGATTGGTACAAGGATGCAGACAGGTTTGCTAAAATGCCTAATGGTGAATATTATAAGGCGCCAAAAGAGGTTTGTCCCTTTCCAAAAGAAGGAACAACAGACGACTTTGGCAAGGTTCCAACATGGAAAGCATGTCCAGCAATTATGGATGCTTTTGCAACGGGATATGTTTTTAGAACTCCATGTGATTTAACATTTTTTAAAAATGCTCAAGGAATTATAAGTGTTAAAGTAGAGGATCCAAAGTGTCAAGATTTTTGTACACAAAGACCACCAATGCCACAGTTTGAGCATCCAAAGGGGTATTATTCTAACCATTTTGCCTGGTCTGCTGACTGGGGGTTGGAGTTACCAGAAGGATATAGTGCTTTGTTTATGACTCCAATGAATAGATTTGATTTACCATTTCTAAATACAACTGGAATTGTAGATAGTGACAAAGTCCACCTGCTTGGAAGTTTTCCATTTTTTATTGTAGAAGGATGGGAAGGAACTATCCCAGCAGGGACTCCGTATCTGCAAATTCTTCCTTTTAAAAGAGATAACTGGGACCATGAAATAGAGATAAGCGATTCTTCCAAGATCTATGGTAAAATAATGGATAATGCAAAAACCTATCGCCAGCCAGATGGCGGGGTATATATAAAAAGTGTTTGGTCAAGAAGAGAATACAAATAGGAGAAATGATGCAAACTTGGACAGAAAAAGAAGTGCTTGGCAATGGTATTACATGCTATAGAAATGTTATAAAAAAAGAAATTGATGTTATTAATAGACTTGAAAATATACTAGGATCTGTTGCTGGATATGGAGAATTGTCTGCAGAAGGAAAAAGATATCACTGGATGCCTGCATATGTTGGATATCAGCAATTAATGCCAGATTATAGAGATTGTGTTGATTTTAAGTTTAAGAAAACAGATATAGAGGCAGACAAGAGCGAGGATTCATTAAAACTTCAAGCACTTTGGCAAGATGTTTATGACGCCCAGTCAGCAGCAGTAGAAGATTATCGTAGAGACTATAATATAATGCCTCTTAAATATTGGGAGGCTTTTAACTTTATTAAGTATGGTCCAGGACAACACTTTAAAGAACATCACGATCACGGATACTCATATAATTGCACGGTTTCTTTGGTTGCATATGTAAATGATGATTATGATGGTGGGGAGTTATACTTTAGACTTCAGGGCCTAAACATTAAGCCAAAGGCTGGAGATCTGTATATATTTCCTTCTAACTTTATGTATCCACATCAAGCAATGCCAGTTCATTCTGGAACAAAGTATTCTATTGTAACAATGCTTGATTACAGTAAAAAGTATCATACACCAGATATGTATGACCCAAAATGGGATAACGAATAATGTTTAATATTTCAGTCGAAAAAATGCATGGGGCACCATTTTCAATATCCCCAATGTCAATAAAAAGAGATTGGATGGATGTTACATCAGAAAAGCATGCATATAGGTGTTTTCCTGTTACTCAGGCAAATGTAATAGGCTGGAATATTTTTTGTGAAGAAGATATTGAGTTTATTTGGGACGGAATAAATGACCAAACCGATAAACACATAAATATAATCTCTAGTCCACAAGGATCTTATGCAGGCAGAGGGCAGTCTTCAATCAGTTTAAATACTGGACTTATATTTAGAACAGATTCTGATGTTAGCATTTTTACTATAAATCCAGTTAACTATTTTAATGAAGATTTTGAAACTATGTCAAACTTAATTACAACTTCATTCTATGACAATCCATTGCCTTTAGCAATTAAAGCAAAGAAGGCTAATCAAAATATAGTTATAAAATCTGGCACTCCGTTGGCAACAATTATTCCTATATCATTAACAAATTTAAATAATAGCACGATAGAGGTTTTTGAATATAAAGATGAAGATAAGTCAAGAATGAATGCCAACATTTCTTATGGAGAGGCTGCACAAAAAATTAATTCTACTGGTGGGTGGACTGATTGGTATCGAGATGCCGTAGATGAAAACGGAAATTCGCTCGGGTCTCATGAAGTAAAAACTCTTAGGCTAAATGTAAAAGATAATAGGAGCACTAAATAAATGAATGAATTAAATCCATCACACTCTGACATAATAAATAAATATTTGCAGGATGCCAAAGACAGGAAAATTGGTCACTATATGATTACAGTGGCAAGAGATGGAGAAGACCCAGTAAGATCTATTATATCTTTTCAAAATATAGAAGATGCTGTAGATGGCTATAGAATGTATCAGGATGCAGGTTTTGCAAAAGACTATCTAACTGTTTCTTTGTATGAGCCCTGCGGAAAAGTAACAACAAAAGTATTAAAAAGAAATCATGCTGGAGATCCATCTTTTGTAAGACAAAACTACATTGATACCACGGATGCCCTTTATCAAATAAAGGATAAGTTAGACAAAAAAGACTACGAAGACCTTTGCTTAAAAATTGCTACATCATTTGGAAAAGATAACTGGAGGTTTAATGTTGAAAGGTTTTTGAAAAAATTAGAAGTAGAGGGAAAATTGTAGGATAAAAGTCCTATGATATAATTCAAACATGAATCCACAAGATGCAGTTACAGTAGTAAGAAAGCCCTCCAGCACACCCTCTGGGTTTTTTGGAAGTGGTCCAGAAAACATCATTGAACTAGAAAATTTTATGACCCAGGAAGAGGTCGATTTCTTAGATAAAGCAGCAAGAAGCATAACAATTTGGGATATAACACAAAGCCATAAGAATGAAAACGGAGTAATTATTTATGATGCAGATTATTGGAAAGATCGAGTAGCAAGTGCTCCATCATTAAATCAAAATGATCCAAATATTGTTCCAGTAATTATAGGATTGTTTAACAAACTACAGCCAGTTATTGAAGAATTTTTTAATGTAAAAGTTAGGCCAACTGGACAAACAATTGTAAAGTGGAATCCAGGACAGTATCAATTACCGCATGCAGATAAAGAGTTACACTCTGGACCAGATGCTGGAAAACCAAACGATTTCCCAAACTATGACATAGCAAGTTTATTTTATATTAACGATGACTATGAAGGTGGAGAATTGTATTTTCCAAATCAAGGAATACAGTTTAAGCCAAAGCGTGGATCTGCATATTTTTTCCCAGGGGACATGAACTATGTGCATGGGGTAACAAAAATTAAAAATGGTATTAGGTATACCTGTCCATTTTTTTGGGAGATTCTTGAGCATACTGGAGAAATAAAACCAGACTTTACTAAAGATTATCATAGAATTTTTCCTAATGACGAGTCAATAAGGGCCTGGGATCCAGATAATGGAATTAGGAATAACTAATGAATTTTATAGAAATATATCCAAACATTTTAGTTTATAAAAACATTTTTGAAAATGTAGAAAAAATGTATCAAATTTTAAAAGAATCTTCAAATGATAATACGGACAGAATATTTGGAGAATGGTCACAGTGGGCACAATTTGGTAAATACATAAACTATCCAGCAGGAAACACTTTTGGCAAAGAGTGGAGTTATGAAAATTTAAAAGAAATAAAGACTGAAACTAAGAATCAAGAGGATCAAAAATATTTTCTTTTAGAGTTAGCAGGCGGCTTTGATAAAGTAACTCAAGATTACATTCTTAGATATGGTAACGATTTTAATTTTGATAGTAAAGAAATTGTTGAAAACAGGGACGGAGAAAGATTTCCTTTATGGAAAATGTATGGCCCATCAATATGTAGTTATCATAAAGATATATTAGACAAAATGTCAATGACATATCATTCTGATTTCATTAGAGAGCCAATTCCAAGTCCAGGATATAAGTTTGCAATTACTGCAAATGCTTACTTTAATGATGATTATGACGGGGGAGAGATTGATTTTTATGTAGGAGGAGAGTTGATAAAGTATAAGCCAGAGGCTGGAGACTGGCTGGTATTTCCTTCGGGCCATCCAGAGGTGTTGAAAAAAAATGACAGTGTTTACCTACATGGGGTATTTCCTTCGTCTGGAAATGAAAAATATTTTGCAAGAATGTATTGGAGAAAGTATAGTCTGGGAAGCGAAGAATGGTTTAAAAAAGAGGCCGAGTTTGGGAAAAAAGAATGGTATGATATGCAGGATAACATAAATCAGGAATATTGGCAGACGCTGCCAAACAGGTTTGAAATACCAGAAGGAGTTAGAGTAAGATGAACCTAGAAAACAAATCAAGGATAACAAAAGATATAGTTGTTTATGAAAACTTTATATCTCCAGAAGTTGCAGAAAAACTTGTAAAAGTTTTAGACAAGCATGTTGAAGTTGGAACAATTACATGGATGCCAATATCATTCTATGAATCTTATTCGTCTGTCCTTCCTCAAGATGATGATGAACATGTAATTTCTGAAGGTTTGCCTTCTGATATTTTTTCACAAATGAAGCAGGGAATAATAGAGGCTGTTGCAAGCGTACATGATTTAGATCCAAAGGTAATTTGTCAAATTGGATATCATACACAAAAGTGGGAGCCAGGAGCATATGCTAGAAAACATTCAGATAACACAGATGAGCATGGAAAGTCTGGGGCTTTTACTAGAAGTAGATATGCAGCATTTTTATACTTGAATGATGATTTTGAGGGAGGACTTTTACAGTTCCCTGATCAAGATATTAGCATTAAGCCAAAAGTAGGAATGCTTGCTGCTTTTGACGGTGGGTTTAATAATATGCACGAGGTAACAGTTATAACCAAGGGAGTTAGATATACAATAGGTTCATTTTGGGATGATCGTGAAGAAGATGCATATCCGCAAGAGGTCAGAGACGCATGGGCTGAAGAAATGAAGCAGACCAGAGCACATCAAGAGGTTGAAAGAGCAGAGTGGCAAGAACTGCTAAAGCAAGGCTGGAAACTTGATGCTAATGGAAATAAGTATAGGGCTGAGGAGTTATAAATGGAAGTTTTTTTAAAAAAACAATTTGATGACGCTGGCTTTAAGACAGAAGTTTTTCATGAGCAGGTTCTTTCTGTAGAAAACTTTTTGTCAAAAGAAGAGTTGGATTCGGTATGGGATATTATCAATAGAACTCCTGAAGAAGAGTGGTCAAAAGCATATAGGGAAAGTCTTTCTAGGTTTTGTTTAGAAAAATTTGGAAGAAGTGATGTAGAGAATTTGGTTGCTGAGGGTAAATATGAAATTACGCAAGGATGGGACGATAAAAATCTAGACATTGGAACTGAAAAAGTTAGCAGGACAGCACATAAAAGGGTTTCTGATCTACTGAGTCTGGCAGATAATAATCTAGAACTTGCAGGATTTGGAACAATGCAACGAATGCAGTCTGGCGTTCAATTAAAATCCCATACAGATCAGCATACAGATCCTTCCATAAAGTATGCTGCTATTCTTTATATAAATGATGACTATAAGGATGGAACCCTGTTTTTTAAAAACAAAGAAAATTCAGACATGAGGCCAAAACCAGGAACACTTTTGGTTTTTCCAGGTAATGAAGAGTTTGAGCACGGAGTTAGACATGTAGGAGAAGGACCTATTAGATATGTTACTGTAGGATTTATAAAAGTCATAGGCTTTTATGAAAATAATAAATACTAGGAGAAAAAATGGACATAGAAATACTTGAAGAAAAGGTTTACTATTACACTAACGTAATTGAAGACCCAAAAAAACTTGTTGACGCAATTGAGAACGATAATAAGGATCCTTGGGGTGAATGGATGGCCTGCAGCGGTCAGCACTATGTTTATGGAACAGACAAGCAAATTGTTCAATCAGTAGAAAATGACTACATATATAAAACATTGCAAAAGGCATTTGATGATGTTGCAAGAGACTATGCTAAGGCTCAAGGCATTGAAGAAGAGCCAAAGTTGTTTCCACAATACCCTATTAAAAAGTACATGCCTGGAACATTTATGGGCGCCCATTTTGACCAACAAGAAGGAGACGAAAGATTAAAGGTTTCTTTTGTAATGTATCTTAATGATGATTACGAGGGCGGAGAAATATCATTTACCATTGCTTCTCCAGATGGGGTGCTAAGTCAAGCAAGTCCAGAGGCTGATTTTGCAGAAGCAGAAAAAAACAAAAATTATACTTTTGCAGTAAAGCCAAAAGCAGGAAGCATAATCGTCTTTCCACCATCTCCACCTTATCATCATACAGCACATCTTGTTAAGAGTGGCGAAAAAATCATGGTTCCACAACACTGGATTCATTGATATAAAACGTTATCGTTGGATGCGAGGTATAAAATTTCTGCAAATTTAATTAAGTTTTTTCCTATGCCAGTAAAAAACTTTGAATATCTATTTCCACAACCAGTTGCTTGCTCAAAGATAATACCTTCATGGTATAAAGAGCAACCTTCGTCTTTTAGCAAAGACAACGAAGATAGAAATTCAAAATTAACAGTAAAAAAATGTATTCCATTTTTTGATTCAATGTCAATGGGATACTTTTTTAGAATGCCAGTAGATTTATACATTAATACAAAAAATGGTAAAACAGAATGCACTATACCAAATCAGTTTTCTTTAGTTAAGCATAAAATTATTGATTGGCATTCTTCAGAACATATATCTCACTACCCTGTTGATTTTAGCATATATCTAGAAGATGTATTTAGAATTAATCCAATGTGGATGATTAAAACTCCTCCAGGCTATAGTACTTTGTTTACCTCTCCTATGCATCAAGGACATATTCCAATAAAGGCAATAGAAGCAGTTGTAGATACTGATAACTTTTTAACTGCTGGTTTTAACTCATTCTTTTTACAAAAAAATTTTGAGGGAACAATAAAACAAGGTACTCCAATAGTACAAGTAATACCATTTAAAAGAGAGTCTTGGGAAATGGTTGTTGATCTAAATCATGATCGAAAAAATCTATTTGATCAATGGAAACGAGGAGATCCTTTGTTTCCAAACGCATACAGGCATACGGCATGGGAAAAAAAGAACTTTAATTAGCCTTAATCTCTTAACAATACATTGAGAGTTTTACTTTTTGCAAAACTCTGCTATAATTAACACTTATTCCGTTTTTGAAAGGACGATACATATTATGTCAGATTTTTTTAGTTTTAAACTTCCAGAAGACTTTATTGAAAAGTACAAAGGTGCTGAAAGCCCATTTGGATTTAAAGATGCAGCAGAAAATTCACTTGGAGAAATTACCTTTATTCGTACATATTCTCGTATGAAGGAAGATGGAACTAAAGAAAGATGGCATGAAGTTTGTCGTCGTGTAATCGAGGGCATGTATTCAGTTCAGAAGAATCATGCCAAGGAAAACAGACTTCCATGGAATGATTACAAGGCTCAGAAGTCAGCACAAGAAGCATTTGATAGAATGTTTAACTTAAAGTGGACACCGCCAGGTCGTGGTATGTGGGCATTTGGAACTCCTATGACTATGGAGAAGAAGAACTCAGCAGCACTACAAAACTGTGCAATGGTTTCAACAAAAGACCTTGACAAGAATGATCCAGGGGCCCTGTTTGCTTGGGTTATGGATGCTCTTATGCTGGGCATCGGAGTTGGGTTCGATACTGTGGGTCAGGACAAAGGTTTCTTAATCTATAGTCCCACAGAGCCAGAGCAGATTTATGAAATTCCAGACACTCGTGAAGGCTGGGTAGAATCCGTGAGAGTTTTGATAAACTCATATCTCAGACCTAATCAAAATATACAGAAGTTTAACTATGACCTAATTAGGCCCCTAGGAGCCCCCATAAAGGGCTTTGGAGGCGTTGCATCTGGTCCCGCACCTCTTATTAGGTTACACGAGCAGATTGACCGTGTAATAGGCTCCAGAGCGGGAGAAACGCTAGATTCTCGTGCCATTGTAGACTTAGTAAACTTAATAGGAACATGTGTTGTTTCTGGAAATGTTAGACGCTCTGCAACACTCGCTTTGGGTAGTGCTGGAGATGAAGCGTTTATGAATTTGAAAAACTCTGAAGTTTTCCCAGAACGAAATTCGTTTGATCCAGAAAATCCAGGTTGGGCCTGGATGTCTAACAACTCTATCTCAGCAGAAGTAGGAACAAAGTACGAAGACTATGTAGATTTAATTACGGAAAACGGAGAACCAGGTTTTATCTGGCTTGATGTTGCTCGTAATTATGGACGACTAAAGGATGCGCCAGACGGTAAAGATTATCGTGTGATGGGATTTAACCCATGTGCGGAGCAGCCATTGGAATCATATGAATTATGTACACTTGTAGAAGTGCACTTAAATCGTCATGAATCTAAGGAGGACTTCCTGCGTACCCTGAAGTTTGCATACCTTTATGGAAAAACTGTTACACTTGTTCCAACACATTGGCAACAGACTAACGGTATCATGCAGCGCAATCGCCGTATTGGTACATCGCTTACTGGTATTGCATCATTTGCTGATCAAAAAGGTTTGCCAACGGTTCGTGAATGGATGGATGAAGGTTACACAACAATTCGTAAATATGATCACTCATATTCAGAATGGCTATGTGTTCGTGAGTCAATTCGTGTAACAACAGTTAAGCCGTCAGGTTCTGTATCAATTCTTTCTGGTGCAACTCCTGGAGTTCACTGGGGTCCTGGAGGAAACTTTTTCCTTCGTGCAGTTCGATTTGGAAATACAGATCCAATGATGCACTTGTTCAAAGCAGCAGGGTACACAATTGAAGATGACGTAGTATCAGCAAATACATCAGTTGTATACTTCCCAATCAAGTCAGGTCATCCAAGATCTGAAAAGGATGTTACATTGTTTGAGAAGATTGCACTTGCTGCAACTGCTCAGAAGTACTGGTCTGATAATGGTGTTTCTGTAACACTTTCATTTGACAAGGAAACAGAGTCAAAGCATGTTGTTCCAGCACTTCATATGTACGAAGGACAACTAAAAGCAGTGTCATTTCTTCCGATGGGCAACACTGTTTATCCTCAGCAGCCATATACTCAGATTACTGAAGAAGAGTATGAGTCCTATATTGGCAAGTTGAAGCACATTGACTTTGGAGCAATCTACGATGGTGTAGATAATCTTGAGGCTCAGGGCGAAGCATACTGCACAACAGACTATTGTGAAATTAAAATAAACAAGTAGTCTTCTGTGGTAAAATAGACTCATTATGTCTAGTCCTTCCAACCTATATGCAGAAAAAGTGTTCTCGGAGCACCCTACTGGTTTATGGGCTTTAGATGATAGTGCAGACTATGTCTCTTTAATTTCAGAGTCACAAAGAAACCTTTCAAATTGGACAATTATTGGCGGTACGTATGAAACATACTCTCAATCAGTAGACGAGCCATTTATCAATAGTTATGTAGGCAAAATAACAGCAACTCCCACAAACAGTGAGTCAGGATCTGTTACTGCCATAAGTAATGACATAATGGGTTTAAAAGATTTAAACGAGTACCTAAGAACATTTTGTGTTGGAGGATATTTTTATTCTGAAAGTTCTTACATTTCTGGGTTTGAAATAGGGTATCAGTACGAAGATACAACAAGCGGACAAATGGTTACACATTTAAAAAATTATGATACTGTAATAAATAATAGTTGGGTTTTTATATCAGAAACATTTGACACTCCTCCAGATGATACAAACTTTAGGTTAGTTTTTAAAATTAATTTTATTGGTGGTTCAGAAACCGAAGATGTGTTTTTAGTTAATGGAATAAGTCTTGGACAGTGGTCTGAAGAGTTTGCCTCAACCTCTCTTGGCGTTACTCCTATAGACATTCCATCAACAATATCAATTGCTCCACAAAAAGGAATAGTTGCAAAATGTTACGGATTGCAAGATTTGGATGCGTATTATTTGATTTCTGACAACATGCTAAAAGCAAAAAATTTAGGAATTCCTATTGTTTATGGAACATCAAGTCTAACTACTCTTTATCCAAATGGTTCAGATCCATCTCTAATAGTTCCTGGTGTGGGATTTTTAAATGAGTCTGGAAAATTTAGAGAGTATACTTTAGAAACTTGGCTTAGAATAAACTCTTATTCGAATGAAGTAAAAAGAATTATTGGTCCAGTTGCATCTAATGACGGTATTTATGTAGACGGTCCTTCTGTCGGACTTAAGATTGGTTCTGAATATAAAACATATTATGTAGGAGAGTGGACAAGGCCAATGCTTGTTCATTTAAGAATAGGAAAAGATATTATTTCTTTGCTTATCAATGGTCAAGAGGTAATTTCTTTGGACTATTCTGTAAAGTCATTGTTAGTTCCATCAATGTTGAATCAAACCGAAAAGGATCAAGACTGGATTGGTTTTTATGCACACGAAGATATATATCCAATAGAAATAGACTGTGTAGGAATTTATCCTTATGTTGTCCCAACTGCCGTAGCAAAAAGAAGATTCGTTTTTGGTCAAGGAGTAGAAGTTCCAGAAAATATAAATACTTCTTATAGTGGAACATCTGTTTTTATTGATTATGCTTTTGCTGATTATACTTCAAACTATTCTTATCCAAAAATTGGATCTTGGCAACAAGCATTTAACGATAATACATCAATAGTTAATAAGGCTTTGTCTGTACCATCTGCCCCACTTCCAAAAATATTTTTGTCATCAAAAACAGAGAGTGAATTGTTTGCTAGTTGTAAAGCGATACAGCAGTCAGATTCAGTAAACTTTTTTACATTTAGGCCAGATACATCTTGGAACAATGTTTCAGGATATTTATTTTTTGAAAATTTTGATTTTATTAAAGAACCTACTTCTGCGTTTTATGGTTGTTTTAGGCTTCCTCAGTCTTCTAGCACTAAGCAAACGCTTTTTAGAATTGAAAAAGAAAACACAGGCAGTTATTTTGAAATAGAGTTGCTTGACAATCAAATTTCTTATGTAATAAATTATGATGGAGTTTTAGAAACAATATACTCTCCAACAATAGCGGAGCCATTAGAGTTGATAGATATAGGACTAAACATTCCAGCGTTTATTTCAAGATTTGGAAATCCAGCAGCAGATTTTTTTGGATCTTTGTCAGATTTAAGAATGTATGTTGGTGGCAAAAAAAATGGAACTCAGACATTTACTGGAAAAATTTACAAGATAGGGTTTTGTAGTAAATACAATTTTCAAAAAATTAGATCTTTATTTAATGAAATAGGTGTCCCAGTTTGGAATGAAGACTTGTTTGCTATTTATCAAAATAATCAATTAATAAACATAGATGGAGGATTAGACACAACCTCTCTGCCACCGTATGGCTCTGTAAATGATACTGCCAATGGTGCTATTAGTGGAGGCGGAGTCTTTATATCAGACGAAGACTTTCTTTTAGATCATACAGCAACATATACACTTGTACCAGATCAAGTTTTTGATACTTACAAACTTACTGTTTCTGCAAACTCATATTGGGAAGATCAAATACCGTTAACATATTTTGCAGAGTCTGTTTTGGATAAACGAGGAGACCAATATTTTGATCTTGATTTTATTCAGTTTAATGTTGATTATCCAGTAACGTCAAAAACGGTTGCTATAGATAGTGAGCCAGTAGAATGGACATATGCAGATCTGGCAAATGAATATGGAATTCCAATTCAAAGAACCTATGAATCGCTGGATAATTATTTGTTTACTGGATATAATGATTATGAAGATTTAAAAAATAAAATTGCAAAAGATTATAGGTATGATACCGACGGCGCAGTTGTAAAAACTTACGTAACATTTCAGTACACAGAACTGGGAGCCAACCAAACACCATTTTATTTTACAAAAACAGAGAGGCCATCTAGAAACGGAATATTGATTCCAAAATCAGACTGGATGACTACAAAATATGAAGTCGTAGATAACATGATTATTTACCCACCTTCTGGAGTAGATTTTAATGATCTTTCTATTGTGACCCATATAGATATTAATGTTAAAAACTCTCAGACAAACAATGTTAATATCAAAAAACTTTCTTACGCTTCTCAGGCATTAAATGAGTCGGACGGAAGCCCTATTGGTACAAGATTTGGCACACCTCTTTACCCATATACAAAGACTGGCATTTACTATAATTTTAAAAAGAACAATCCATTTTCAATATATACTGGATCGTCTCCATATTTGTATTTAACAAAAAATAGCGGAATTCAAATAAAAGGACAGTACGATCCTTTGGTAAATCGTGGATTGTCTATTCCTATTAATCCTAGTAGGGCAAATAATTTTAAAGTAATTGCAGCGCAGATGGCTGTAAGATTTGATGGCGACTATTTCCCATATGCTCCAACACAAATATTTGAAATAGAAAGCAAGTCATCATATATAAAGTTTTACATGCTTGCATGTGATCCTACTGGAAGAAGGGCAAAAGTATATGCTATAGATGCCAAGACTGGTCTAGTTCAAAATGGAATAGGTTTTTATTGGAACGGTAAAGTTGTTAAAGAGCCAGTCATAACTCTTCAAGAATGGGGCTTTTTGGGAATTAATTTTGCAGATAGTTTAGAGTTTTCATATTTTGAGGGGGCTGTAAGATTGACTGGACCATTGGTATTCAACAGCATATCCTATTACCAATCAACAAATCTTCAAGAGGTTCAGAATATATCAGAAAGACCCTGGTTTAGGGTAAAGATTTTGTCTGGTGGCCCTTTGGACTGGGAGTTTTGGCATACTGGCCCATTTAACTGGAATAAAGTTCTTGTTTTAACAGAGACCAGTTACTATGGAGTAAATCCTTCAGAGGTGTATAAGAGTTATACAGGAACCAATAAGATAATTGTAGGGGATAATGTTCCAATAAGTGTTGGAAACTACGGTTACTCATTATACAATGACATATTCTGGAACAAATTTACTGTTGATCCAGTTTAATATGGTATACTTATTGTCATGGATTCATTAATAAACCCAAAAACTGGTAAGCCAATTGTACAAAATGTGCGACGTAAGGTCATTGAAAAGAACTACAATTGGGGTCTTTATGTATACAAGAGATCAAATGGCAAGTGGTTTACAGACGGACATGGATCAGTTTTAAATATTCCATCTGAAAAGGGAGATATTTCCAAAATTGCAGAACTAAAAAAGGTTGCAATATATTACGGAGACCCTGGAGATGGTGAAGCAATTTTTGTTCCAGGCGGGACCAGGGTATCAGAAGAAGAGTATTCTGAGCAAGTAGATAGAATGAAGTCAGGACTCATCCCATCATTAAACGATCTTGGCGCAGTTCAAGCAGCAAAAGATACAATTGCTAAGTATGGAGATGAGGAATAAAAATGGAAGAGTATACAATAAGTGCAAAAATTGACGAAGCAATAAAAAAAGACGATCCTTTTTCAAAGTCAGATCCATTCAACAACACATGGGACACACTAAAAACATTAGACGGTTTGGACTCAAATTTTAAAAGAAGAACTAGCAGGCTATCTACCAAAGCGTTGCAACCAACACCACAATATACAACCGCAGCGTTAGCAGGAAAAAGCGGTATTGATGGAGCACAATCAAAAGAGATAAACCCAGGGCTAGTATATGTAAACGGCTATGGAATGTTTGACGTTATAACACCGCCTTGGAATCTGTATGAATTAGCAAACTACTACGATACATCATTTGCAAATCATGCAGCAATTGATGCCAAGGTAGAGAATATCGTTGGGCTTGGTTATGAGTTTAAGGTTTCTCCAAGAACAATGATGAGACTTGAGGCCTCAGAAGATAACAGTGCAACACAGAAGGCACGAAAAAGAATTGAAAGAGCAAAAATTGAAATGCGTGATTGGCTTGAATCACTAAACGATGACGATTCATTTACTGCAACTATGGAAAAAGTTTACACAGATCTTCAGTCTACTGGAAACGGATACCTAGAAATAGGAAGAACAACTCGTGGAGAAATTGGATATGTTGGTCACATTCCAGCAACAACTATGAGAGTCAGAAGATTGAAAGATGGGTATGTTCAGATTATTGGAAATAAGATTGTTTACTTCCGTAATTTTGGAGCAAAAAATCCTAATCCTCTTACAACAGATTCACGTCCAAATGAGATAATTCACTTCAAGCAATACTCACCTCTTAATACATTTTATGGAGTGCCAGACATTATGTCAGCAATTAACTCATTGCACGGAGACTCTCTTGCCTCTCAGTACAACATTGACTACTTTGCAAATAAGGCAGTTCCAAGATATGTTGTAACATTAAAGGGTGCAAAACTTTCTGGAGATGCAGAAGACAAGATGTTTAGATTTTTGCAAACAAATCTTAGAGGACAGTCACATAGAACACTATATATTCCACTGCCAGGTGATACAGAAAATAATAAAGTAGAGTTTAAAATGGATCCTATTGAAGATGGTATTCAAGATGGATCATTTAAGGAGTACCGTAAGCAAAATCGTGACGATATTTTGGTAGCACATCAGGTGCCACTTTCAAAATTGGGCGGTAGCGATTCTGCATCTATAGCAGCAGCGCTTGCACAAGATCGCACTTTTAAAGAGCAGGTTGCTCGTCCAGCACAGAGACAACTAGAAAAAATGATTAACAAGATCATTCGTGAAAAAACAGACATCCTTGAGTTTGTGTTTAATGAGTTAACTTTGACTGATGAAATTGCACAGTCTCAAATACTTGAGCGATATGTTAAGAATCAGATTATAACTCCAAATGAAGCACGAGTTATTCTTGATATGCCACAGCGAGAAGGTGGAGATGAAGTCCTACAGTTAAAGCCAGATGCTGCAGCAGAGGCAACCACTACAAGGTCTAGAGATTCGGAGAGAACAAATAATAACTCTGATAGTACATCAACGGTTGCTGGAAGAAATCCAAAGGGTGAAGGTAGAAAAACCCCCTAATGTCCGATTTGTCCAGAATGTGATACTTGTGTAAAATGGAGGGTATAATATAGTGGTGACCAATATATCTAAAGCCCATTGGAATTCTGATGGGGACAATCTTCGTCTCTCAATGCCTTTTAGCAAGGTAGATAAAGAAAGACGCATTGTTTCAGGCTTTGCCTCACTAGATAATCTAGATAAGCAGATGGATATTGTTACTTCAGAGGCTTCGATGAAGGCATTTGCAAAATTTAGAGGCAACATTCGTGAAATGCATCAACCATTGGCTGTTGGTAAAATGATTAATTTTAAGGAAGACAAGTATTTTGATCCAGAGTCAAAGAAGTTTTATTCTGGAGTTTTTGTCTCCGCATACGTATCAAAAGGCGCACAAGACACATGGGAAAAAGTTCTAGATGGAACCCTTACTGGTTTTTCTATTGGCGGTAAAATGAATAAATGGGATGATGGTTATGATGAAAAGTCTGATTCTACAATTAGAATTATTAAAGACTATGACCTAATAGAGTTGAGTCTGGTTGATTCGCCAGCAAATCAATTTGCGAACATTGTATCGATTGAAAAAGTTGACGGCGTAGATGTTATTAAAGCAGACTCAACTGTTCTAGAAAATGTTTTTTACGACAAAGAAAACGGCATAGTAATCTCATCTGAAAATGAATCAGAACTTAGCCCAGTTAGCGGAGAGCAGATGGAAAATATAGGATTCGTTGAGAAAACGGATAACGAAAAAACAACAATGATAAAATTCTTAGTCGATAGTGCTAAAGGCATTAATACTTCTAAGATGAACAAGGAGGTACAACATATGACAAAATCAAAGACACAAGTTGAAAAGACAGATGTAGTTGAAGATGTTGTGGTCGCTCCAGAGGCAGATGCATCAGTTGCAGAAGTTGCTGAACAAGTTGCTAAGGCAGACGAAGTTGAAACGACTGAAGTTGTTAAGACAGAAGAAGCCGTGGCAGAAGAAATTACTAAGGCAGAAGATGCTGAAGCAATTGAAACAGTAACCGAGGCAGTTGTAGAAGTATCTAAATCAGAAGAAGTAATTGCTGAGGCAGTTACCGAAATGAAAAATACTCTAGAATCAGCCTTTAGCGATCTAGTGTCAACAGTAAAGGCTTTGCAGGCAGAAGTAGAACTTCTTAAGTCTACAAAGGTCGATGTTGATACTGTTAAGGATTCATTTGATGCCGTTGCAAAAGATATTGCAGCAGTAACAAGTGAATTTAATGAATTTGGAAAACGAGTAGACGCTGTGGAAGCAGACACCGCATTCCGAAAGTCTGGAGATATCGGCGATATCTTCCAGTCTCAGCCTGAAATGGTTGAAAAATCCCTATGGGGCGGTAGTTTCCTCAAAACAGCCGATCTATTCAAATGAACAAATCACTAGGAGGTGACAATATGTCAGAAGAAATAATCAAAAACCAACCAGGCGCATCTGGAGATCTAGGTGGAACAGCACCAGGACTTTACCAGGGCCAAGGTGCATTCGCATCAGGTGGTATTGGTGGAGTAACAAATCCAGGTGCAGATACACTTGGTAACATTCCAACAGCAACGTTAGGAACAACTAGCGGAGCAAATGCTGTTAACCCTAGTGGTTCAGCGGCTTCTGGAATTTTGCGCCCCGAGCAGGCTCGTCGTTTTATCGACTATGTTTGGGACGCTACAGTGTTAGCAAAGGATGGCCGTCGTGTAACAATGAAGGCTAACTCAATGGAACTTGAGAAGATTAACGTAGGTGAGCGTGTAATTCGTGCAGCAGCGCAAGCAGTTGGTAACTACACAAACACAGGCGCAACCTTCTCCAAGGTCGAACTTACTACCAAGAAGATTCGTCTTGATTGGGAAGTAACTGCAGAATCTTTGGAAGATGGTGTCGAAGGTGATGCTCTAGAAGATCACTTGGTACGCTTGATGACCAACGCATTCGCAAATGATATCGAAGATCTCGCTATCAATGGTGATGGTACAACAGGAGCATTCTTGTCTATCATGCCAGGCTTTATCAACAAGGTAAAGACAAACGGAGATGCACATGAGTCAGTAGTGACCGTAGCAGATAATGCTTGGACACCTAGCGTCATGCAGGGCATCATCAATGCAATGCCACGTAAGTACCGTGCACTTAAGAACAATCTTAAGTTCTACGCAGGTACAGACGCATTCGGTGGAATCGTTAAGAACAACGGTACACTTGCAGATGCAGTTGCTGAAGCGTTTGCTGGACAAGTTCCAGGAAGCACTCAAGCAAACCGTCAGAACTATCTCGACGGTATTGGACAGACATTCGGTGGAGCACGTACAACTCGTGTTCTCGGAATTGAAGTTCAAGAAGTTCCTTACTACCCAGAAGGCTATATCGATTTGACATTCCCTGCCAACCGTGTTTGGGGATTCCAGAGAGATATTACTGTAAACCGTGAGTACGTAGCGAAGAAGGATACAATTGAATATACTGTATTCGTTCGCTTCGGTATTCAATGGGAAGAAGAGGATGCAATTGCATTCGCTGACGCTGCTTCAGATTCATAATCTGTAACAGTAACCTTTTATGGGGGGCGGGAGTTCACTCTCCTGTCCCCCTTAATACTTTAGTGATATAATACAAACAAGGAGGATATTATGGAAAACAATGAATATAACAAGCCATTCGTAGTAGAAAATGCACCAGAGTCTATTGTTGCTGAAACACCAGTAGAGCCTGCTGCAGAGCCTGTCGTAGAGCCAGTTGTTGTAGAGGCGCCAGCAAAGGTTGAAGAGCCAGCAGCAGAACCAGTTCAAGCGCTAGGATTTACAAATACAGGTGCTATTGGATCAATGGCAGCAGACGGTCCAAAGAAGACTGTTAAGCCAGCAAATCAAGATGGAGACAAGGTGGCCATTCACTCAACAAAGAATGTTCGTTGGGAAGAAGTTGGAACACTTTACAGAGGTTACAATATTGTAACAAAAGAGCAAGCAGACAAGTGGCTCACTCGCTCACATGTCCGTGTTGCAACACCCGAAGAAGTAAAAAAGGTTTTAGGGTAATTTAGTATGGAGATATTGAGAGTTCCGCCATACGCAGATATACCAGTTACTTACACTATTCCTTCGTCTATTACCGATGAAGATGTAACTGTTTTAGTAACTGATATGGCGGATCTTTCTGTATCCACACTAGAGTTTCCAGAACTTTCAACGGGAGATACATTAACAATAAATCTACCTGGAAAATATGACTCTGAATACAGAGTAGAAGTAAAAATTATAGATGATGTTATTATTGACGATACATATGAGGTAACTAGACCATATGTAGATCCATCTACAAAGGGAAGCACTGCTTCTGAGATTGCTGCATATGCAGATAGTGAAGGAATAGCAAGAGCAATAATTGATTCAATTGTTGGAGAAGGTTTTTATTATAAGAAAAAGGTTTTAAATTTTACAGGAACTGGATCAGACTATTTGCCTATCTGGGATGATGTAAAAAAGGTTTTGTCAGTTTATGAAAATAACAAATTGGTAACAGATAGAGAATACGAAGTAACATCTGATAAAACAGCAATTGTTGAAAAGTCAACAGACAATATTAATCGTGCAGAGTCAGCCCCACTTGTTCTACCAGCAGCGTCCTCAGACTCTCTTGATCCACAATTTATTTACAGAGGATTTGGTAAAACCTGGGACTACAGAATAACAGTTGAGTACGGTTATTCCAATGTGCCATCAGATATCGTAAAAGCAACTGAGATGCTTGTTCACGACATAGACTGTGGAAAGTTGGACTATTATAAGAGATTTATTTCTTCGTACAATACAGATCAGTATAAAATTCAGTTTGACAAAGGTCTTTTCGAGGGAACGGGAAATATACTTGTAGACAAGATGCTTTCAAAGTATACTAAGTCTATTACAAAACTTGGGGTGTTGTAATGACAATATGCGAAACTCCAGACTTTATGTTTCCAATGCAGGCATCTTTATATCATCCAATCGTTGAGCAAGGTGACTTTGGAGCAATAAAAAAGCAATGGGTGTTAGATAGAATATTTGCTTGTAGTTTTTCTGCAGGCGGTTCTGCTTTTAAAGAAGAAGTAAAACCAAATGTTAACATAACACAAAACACTATTTTAATTGGGAGAGCAAAGTCAGATTTAAGACTATCTTCTAGAGATAATAAAAACTCTTTAACAAATATTCTTGTAACAGATATTAAAGATCAAGAAGGTAATCTTATTTATATAGAAACATCTGGACCAAGATCAGGAAAGGGAACCCTATTCGAGATTGCCACCTATGAGCCATTTGTTGGACCATTTGGAACAGTAGAATCGTTTAAGTTGATAATTAGAAGATCCGAGAATCAGACAGGTGATGTATGAGAGCCGTATTTAATTCAGCGCAATTTAAAAAAGAAATGAATAATATAGTAGATTATTCTATGGGATTTTTGGAGGGCATACAAAGAGGTAAGACAGTGTTTCTAAAAACAATAGGGGTAGAAACAGTAGAACTTATGAAAGAGTTTATAGATTCTAACGCTAGGGTTAATCCAGATATGCTGCATCATGTTTATGAATGGAATCAGACAGGTAGCCCTAGTGCAAGATTATATGATATATCATATACAACAAGTAATCTAGGTTTGTCATTTAGGTCTTCGTTTCGTCAATCTACCTCAATAAAAAATGGGTCTAGGACTCCGTTTTATGATAAAGCAAGAATCATGGAAGAAGGCATTCCAGTTACGATTAGACCAAGAGTGGCACAAGTCTTGGTATTTGAAGATAACGGAGAAACAGTGTTTACAAAAAATGAAGTAAGGGTAGATAATCCTGGAGGAACAGAAGTCCAAGGTGGATTTGAAAAGGTATTTGATATGTTCTTTAATAGATATTTATCTCAAGCATTTTTAAGAGTAAGCGGTATTGCTAGATATCTTGAGAATCCAATAGTATATAGAAAAGATATGGCAGCAGGCAAAAAACTGGGCAGGTCTAAAGGTTTGTCAACAGGCTACCGCTGGATTGCTAACGCAGGAGTTGGTATTCAGTGAGTGTAGTTATTGATCATCCGCCATCATTTATAAATGCGTTTTTACAACAAAAACTTGGACCAGACTTTGGGGCAATCCCTATGTTCCCAACAGTTCCAACAGATATGGCTGGATTGGCTCAAGAGTTTTCCATAAACAATCTAACAGAAGGAACTCCTGGAGTATTTGTGTTTAATGGTAATGCTGCAATATATGATAGAATGTTTAAAATGAGAAGAATGCCATTTCCACATATCAAGTGTGAGCAATTACTTTATTATTTTAATGCTTTAGAAGAAAATGCTGTTCCAAATTTAATTAGAATAACTCAAAAGATTCAAGACCTTTTAGATCGTGGCGATGAGTCAGCAGAAGACATCAATGAATGGATATTATCAAACCTATCCATAGAAACAGAGCCAGTTACTTTGCGACCAAAAGCCACAATCCCTGGACACGGAACATTCTATGTGCCATATTTCCATAACTTTAAAATATACCAGTTGGAAGAAACAAGAGATATTATTGATTTTGGCACAGCCCGCACCTATGCGGGGAATAAGATGATCATAGACTATGACTGGCATGCTGTATACCCAGACCTAATACCCTAATAAAAAGGCTGTATAATTATGGTGAGGAAACAAACCCCCTTTTAATAAAATGAAAGAGGTGAGAATATATGGCATACAGCCGTGGTTCAAGTAGTAACATTATCGTAGGTGCAGCAGCACTATTTACGCATAATGCAGGTCCAATCGGATACAACTCATCAACTGGAAAGATTACTGACGCACAAGCGTTACTAGATCTTCCAGCAATGACCGCATCCGCCACATCCTACAAGGAAACTTTGTCACTCGATGACGAAAATTACACAAACGTAGGTTATACATCGAACGGTTTGGAACTCGCATTCCAGCCAGATTTCGGTGAAGTAGCAGTAGATCAACTTCTCGACGTTGCTCGTCTATTCAAGCAAGGTATGACAGTTAATCTAAATACATCGTTCGCAGAGGCAACATTAGAAAATCTTCTAGTTGCAATTGCAGCAGATGATACAGACCTAGTATCAGCATCAGGACTCTCAACATTGAAGATGTCCGCAGGTGATATTGGTGACGTTCCACTAGAGCGTGGACTAGTAGCAGTAGGACCAGGATCTGGTTCTTCAGCAACTCCAAAGGAAAGAATCTATGTTGCATATCGTGCACTCTCAATTGAGAATGTTACAGTATCAGCAAAGCGTGATGAGGCTTCAATGTTTGAAGTATCATTCCGTCTCCTTCCAAACGATGACGCATCATACGGTAAAATCGTAGATCGTTCACTCGACTAATACAACTTAATAGGACTAGCCCAGACTCACAAGGTCTGGGCTTTTCCATTTGGTATACTTATATAATGGCAACAAGCGTATATGAAAAGAAAAGTTTTTCTCTGATTGATGGAACAATAGTTGAGGCTGCTCCACTTAAAATAAAATATCTTAGAGAATTTTTAACAAAATTTGAAACAATAAAATTAGCAAAAACAGATGATGAATCAATATCTATCTTGGTTCTTTGTGCCCTTGTAGCAATGAAGCAATATGCTCCATATATAAAAACTATAGATGACCTTGAAGACAATTTAGACTTACCAACAATATATGAGGTTATCGATATTGCAGCAGGAATTAAGATTAATCAAAAATCAGAAGAGCCAGTAAAGTCTCAAGCCGTAGATAGTGGATCTTCCTGGGAGACTTTGGATTTAGCAAAATTAGAAGCAGAGGCGTTTTTGATTGGCATTTGGAAAGACTATGAGGAATTAGAACAATCTTTGTCAATGCCAGAACTAACTGCAACGATTAAGGCTAAAAGAGATTTAGATTATAGTGATAAAAAATTTGCTGCTGCTATGCAGGGTGTTGATCTTGATAAAAATTCAGGGAATAGTAATGAATGGGAAGATATGAAGGCTAGGGTATTTAGTAAAGGTGCAGCAGAAAATGGAAATGATATCCTTGCACTTCAGGGTAAAAATGCAGAAAGGGCTGGTTTTGGAATAGGAATGGGCCTAACCTATGAGGTTATAGAATAGCAAAAAAAATAGACTCCGCTATGGTATAATTAACTTTAACCTTATAAGGAGGAATAAATGGCAACTGCCACGGAAGAAAAGACAGTAACTCTCATCGATGGAACAAAGATCAAGGTAAGACCATTAAAGATCTCACTACTTCGTCCGTTTATGAAGAAGTTTGAAGATATCGCCAAAGTAGCGGAAGACAATGAAAAGTCAATGACTCTACTTATGGAGTGTGTACAAATCGCAATGCAACAATACAAGCCAGAGTTGGCGGAAGACAAGGAAGCCCTAGAAGAAAATATAGATCTTCCTACAGTATATAAGATTGTCGAAGAGGCATCTGGAATTAGACTTTCAGACGCAACTCTACTTGGTAATCTTGTAAATAACTAAATAAAGAGGTGTTGATGGATGGCTGATGTTCAATCCAATATTCATGTAAATATTGATACGTCAGATGCTTTAGCAAGTTTAAAACTTCTACAGCGTCAAATATCAGCCTTCCACACACAGATGTCAAAGTCTGGCGCAGCAGCGTCAGCGGTAGCAGCAAATCAAGCACAAAACTTGATGAACAGCATAAATGCTACTGGACAATTCCAAGCAGCCATGAGAACGGTTGCTACAAGCACAGAGCACTTTACTAATGCTTTAGAAAAAAATAAACTATCCTCCAGAGAATATTTTAGATATACTGGAGCAGCCACTAAAACTTTCGGTAGGCTTTTTAAGTCTGAATTTGAAACAATAAATAAAGTTGCACGAGAGCGTGTAAAAGATATCCAGACCCAGTATATAAAGATGGGTCGTGGGGCAAATGGAGCCCTTCAAGCCATTGCTGTAAGACCGCTTACGCTGGACATGAAAAATCTTGCTACACAAACACAGATTGCAGCACAGCGTCAGCAATTATTAAATCAATTACTAAAGCAGGGCTCAACAAATCTATTAAATTTTGGTAAGAATACGCAGTGGGCTGGTCGCCAGTTAATGGTTGGTTTTACAGTTCCGCTTATGCTTCTTGGATCTACTGCTGCAAAAACCTTCATGAAACTTGAAGAACAAGCAATTAGGTTTAAGCGTGTTTATGGTGAAATGTTTACTACGCAAGAAGAAACTGACGCAATGGTTAAGCAGATACAGACACTTGCAAAAGAATATACTAAGTATGGCGTTGCGGTAGAAAAAACCATGGAGATGGCAGCAAATGCTGCAGCAATGGGTAAGATGGGCGCAGAACTTACTGCACAAGTTACCGAAGCAACAAGACTTGCTGTTCTTGGTGGTGTTGAACAGGAGCAGGCACTTGAGACAACTATTTCTGTTACAAATGCATTTGGTGTAGCAGCAGAAGATTTAGCAAAAAAGATTGACTTCCTTAACGCAGTTGAAAACCAAACTGTTGTATCTATTGAAGACTTAACAGTTGCAATTCCAAAGGCTGGACGAGTGGTTCAACAATT